CTTTTCAGACTTACAAAGCTATATGCTTAATCCCCCCTGGTTTATCGGGTGAGCCAAAAAATCTTCCATTAGGGTTCTGTTCTTTATACAATTGATACTCATCATTTAAAGAACGCATAACATGCCCCATTACGTCCATAACATTTTCTTCCTTCAGCTGAAACTTGTCCCTATCTCCAAATTGGTTGTCTACTTTTAATTCTTTGACATGTCTTAAATAAACATGTAAGAATGTATCGAAATTACAATAAAGCAAATGCTTTCCTGATACATTATATCTTATTTCGTGAAAGTGTGCAATTTTATCAAATAGTAAAGAAAATTTTTGTGGATATTTTTCTCCTAATTTTCGAAGACTTAGCCCCATTTTCTTTAATTCTTCTTCTGTTTGATTTAAACGTTTTATAAGCTGATTGGATATTATTTCCCCTAAAATGTTTTTTTCTTTATTATTTAATCCTTTGGTTTGTTTCCTCCACATTAAATAATAGTATGCAACCATAGGAGATTTTATAGCATTGGTTTCATCAAAAATAGCATTATGTTCTTCTTTGGTAACGTTATCAAAGTCAAGAATTATCTTATATGCAAGATATTCGAATTCCTCATCTGGTGTGATAGCAATATTTTCGTTTTTCATTTTCTGTAGAAAACCAAATATCCATCCAATATCTCCTCCGTTTGAAGAAGACGATATAGGAATATTCATAATATAAGGTTCTCTAAGTTCTTTACTCTGATATGTATTACATTCTTTATTTAAAGGTAGCACTAAAAGCTCTATAATATCTTTAATATTTACACCTGTTTCTTTTACTTCTTTAGATAATTTATCATTAAGTTTATTCAGTAATTCTACTACTTTTACATGAAAATCATTATCTAAAGCGTATATGTCATTTTCCAAGAGTTTACGCTCTTTCAATGTATATATAAAATTGACGGTTAATGATTGTCCATATTTTTGTGCCGAATCTGAATCCGGGGCAAATGTTATAGTTGAAACATAATCTTTGGCTCCTGCCAATTCGTATATTTGATGTTGTGTAAATCCTTTCTTTTCCACATACAATTCCATTCCAAATAATTTAACTATGTTTTGATTGATTTTTATTTGTTCATCTTCTACTGCCTGCAATAGTTCTGATTTTGTAGCATTATCAATGTTGCTCATTTCGCTCATTGTTTATTTCCATTTCTGCAATCTTTATCGCATTTAAATTTAATTCATCTTCATCCTCCAAAGCATCCAATATCTTATCAGCAAGCCAAAGGGTGAGCATTTCCTTCTCGTCCACCTTGAAGTATGTTGCCATTTGAATTACTTGGCTTCTCTTTGCTCGTCTGTCGCCACGTTCAATCTTGCTGAACATGGGTGTGTCTATTTCTAAGTATGCAGCCACTTGGCGTTGCAATATTCCTTGTTCGTCTCTAAGAGACTTTATCTTGTTTCCTAATAACATATTCTTTGTTGTTTTTGATAAATTTCGATATAAACCTATTCAACGACTTTCCATGCGCCTCCATTCCGAGAACCACCAATGCGGATAATCTTACCTATTTGTTTCAGTTTCTTGATATGGTAAGCAACGCCATCTTCAGTAATTCCACAAACGGCAGCAATTTCTTTGGTTGTTATTTTCGGATTATTCTGAATTGCCCCAATGATAGTTTCCGTAGTGGTTTCGGTAGTTTTTGACGGATTTCCAGTAGTAGTTTCCGTAGTATCCGAAGTAGTTTCCGTAGTATCCGAAGTGGTTTCCGTAGTATCTGAAGAAGTTTCCGTAGTAGCAATTGCGGTTTCCGTAGTCTTATTAGTACGATTTACCAAAGACAGGCAAGTTTCAATTCTATCAGGATTGTTCTTTTCGGCAACAGTTGGTATACTCCAACCATTATCCTTCCAGCCTTTCACTATTACATCAGCTCCAGTACCTCCTTTTTCACCAATGCCCAAGAATACAAACATCTTTTGAATAACAGGATTTCGGCATACACTATGTCCTCCTTCGTAGTATTCTTCCATACTGACAAGCATAGTACCAGGATTGGATAGTACAATACGGTCGAAATATCTGTTTATGACAATATTGCCTCTCACTGTATATGCAGCATGAATCAGACTGTTGGCAAAAGCTTCTCGCAATGCGACATGAGCAGTTGTTGTGTTATTCCTCATCTGATTATTATCAAGACTGAACGGCACAGGCAAGGCGTGCTGCAATAAAGGCAAGACACGAGTGAAAAACTGGTAAAGGTTTGCTTCCCATGTACCATCGGGATATATACGATTCGTCCAACGTATCTGAGGGTCATCACTTAAATGCTCACGATAGTCTGGAAAAAACTCTTGACAACACTCTGGGTCGGTTATGCTATTGGTTTTGCCAAACATTAACATTCCTGCAACTGTAAATCCTTCGGTTGATGTGGCTCTATCCTTACGATAGGCACCTATGTTTTCCAAAAACTGCTTATCATCAACTTCTGTCCAAGGATGGTTTTCGTGTTTTATGTCGTATGCACGGCGATACTGATGAAGAGTCGGCATATCAATGTCATCAATGGAATAGCCTCGTAGAATTCGAGAATCAGCGGATGCCCTCATATTGTTGGCATCCGAATACATCTGCTTTATCTCATCATCAGTACAGAGATAATCACCCTCGTCCCTGCGCTTATAAGTATGTCCAAACGGAGTAAGTGTAAGGTGAATGGGGCGCAAGTCATATTGTGCACGAGGTATTCTAAAGGCAAGTAAGTATTGTCCTCCGTCAGTCTTTATTTCTTCTATATCGCTTTCTACCAATAATGGAATGTTCACGCATGACTTATTGTGAGCATCATCCCAAAACTGTTTTCTGTATTTAGCAACCAGTTCTTCAGAAAGACCATCTGGTGTGAACTTATGATTTTTCTCTTTCACTCCCAATACTATTATGCCACCGTTGGTATTGGCTAAGGCAGAGAAAGAGCGCCAAAATTCCGCCTTAGGAAAACCACCCGCAGCTGATTTGTATTCCACCTCGGAATTCTCTCTCAGTTGGAGCTTTAAATGTATTTGTTCTGATATGTTCATTTTATTCTAATTTTATAGGTAAGATGATGATTATCGCCTTAAAAAATCTTTAAGAGTTATGGTTGTTATGCCTAATCCTTTTGCTCTTGCTGCTAACATATTGTCAGATGTTAGGAGTATAGGGTTCTCTTCAGAATGTTTAAGAGCTACAGATAAAATCTTGCAATCGGGATTTTTCCTATCAAACCCATTGGGTAGGAGAGAAACATTGGCATCTTCCATACAAGAATACTGTTGTGTAAATGCCATAGAAATATTTTTAGCAGCTTTGCTAAGTGTAATTTTGTCAATACCCTCTTTTATCTTTAGCTTGTCTAATTCTTCAAGAACTGTAGATGGTATTATTATTTTGTACTTCTTACCAATCTTGCTGATAATATCAGGACAATTTACAAAAACATTTGTATCTATAATATAGATATTTTCTTTTCCGTTAACTAACTCAGCTCTTTTCTTTTCAAATTTCGATAGGTCTATTTTATCCTTTACAGTTAAAGTGATAGAACCTGCTGAAATGGTTTTGGCGAATGAAACAAAGGAATTGTTTGAAGCTTTTAATAAATATTTACGGACATCTTCGCTCATATTCTCTTTTAAAAGCAATTTATCAGCAACAATAATGGTGTTATAACGAGCACGAGAAGTTGCCACATTAAATAATTCACTTTGCAGGGAATACCTTGTAGATACATTGGGTATAAGGAAAAAACAGTAATCGATAGTAAGACCTTGAACACGATCTACTGTCTCAATTTTAATATTGTCAGGAAGTTCCTTTACGGACAGACCTAAGACAAATGCCTTCTGTAATGCACGAATTGAATCTTTGAACTTACACAATACTGCAATACTTGCTTTTGATGAAGTTGCAAGAATGTCTTTTACTTTGGATAATATTACATGAATAGCAACCTCTGGGGCCTTTTCACCAAGAGGAAGTGCAACATATTCCATCATAGGGCCACCTTGATGGTTTATCCAACTTATATTTGTAGGAGTAGTTTGGTATTCCGATACGGAATGCAGTAAATTATCATAAAAAACGCCTGTACATTCTGCTCCTCTTTTTGTCAAGCGGAAAGTATCTTTCAATAGAAACGATTTATAATCAGTACTGTTACAAAGTGTATTGAAGCCATTGACTATGTCTTTCCAATTATTCCCATTTATTATATCTTCATTTGTTAGTACTATAGGTGGAAGTTGTTTCTGATCACCAACCCATACAACCTTTTTCCCCAACTTAAATGAAACTGCAATCATTGGATATAAAGCTTGACTTGCCTCATCCATTATTACATAGTCAAAGGCCGATTCATCAGATGGCCAACCGCTCGACACATAAAAAGATGCAAGTGTCAGTTCTCCTTTTATTGGGTTACACTTGTTCTCATTGACTTTCTGTAGGTTAAGCTGTCGAGCCTCATCAATAGTCAAACTCGTTTTCGAAACGCGTCCTCTTTTTATATAATCTTCAAGAGCTTCCTTTGCGGCAAGTTCCATCAATGCTTGATTAGTCAGAGCGGTTACAAGAACACTTTTGTTTTCATCTAAAAGATGTTTGGCAAGATTAGCCATACGATATGTCTTGCCTGTTCCTGGAGGCCCTTGTATGATGAGATGACAAGAATCGTCCAATTGCTCTAATAGTAATTTGTTAGAATTCTCGTTAGCCTCAATTGGAGTTGGTTTCCACATATAGGTATTCAACTCTGCATCCAAAATATGGTCTGCAGATGCGGACTCCGTATATGTTAGCAAATTTTTGAGATATTGAAGAGGAGGATCATTCGGGCCAAAAGCGACAATTGTATTTGGAGTTAATAAATTTGCAAATTCTACAGTTATATTCTTAAATCCTACTAAGCAAAATCCTTCATCTTCGGATTTTGACAACCAACAGCAATAAGCATCAGAAAAATCTTTCTGATATTTCTCTCGAATTTCTAACCAAGAGAGGTCTCCCCATTGTCTAAATCTTGACATGGGGTCTATGTAATATACTGCAGTCCAAAAAGAATTCTTACGAGGCATCTTGTCGGATTCTCGAACTTTGAATATCGCAAATCCTTGTTCATTAATCTTTATAAACATTCCCACAAAGACATCTCCACGGTCCTTTAAAACCATAGCTTTAGTGTTTACGATTTGCTCGTAGCTTCTAACTTGTGTTTCTATTTCTGTAGAGAGAAAGTCTTGGTATTGTTTTCTGTTATATCTCATATTCTTATCAATTTAGAGGTCTTCATCGCTGTTGCCAATCTGTATTCCTTGGTTTTTGTTAGTAATTCCAATAATAGACTTTGCACGCTTTGAAACATTAAAACTTTCAAAATCAAAATGAATCTGTTTGAAATAGTGAAGAAGATTAGAGAATTGGGATATCCTGTCTTCAACATCCAAGTTCTCAGTGCTGAATCTAAGAATGATGCTATTCTGATTCTTTACCAAGTCTTCCTTTTCTATTTCAACGATGTCATTTCCTCTGTAAATAAGTATTTTCGCTTTATGGTTCATGATAGAATCCCATTCTCCTGGATTTATTGAGAAAGGAGCATCGTCACGCTTATAACTCTTCAATACAATAGGCCAATCATTCCCTTTTTCGTCTGTAATTTCAAATGTAGAGAAGCAATAAGGTATTCCTTCTTCATCCACTTCTGCGAAATTATATGGGAATTTCCACATGGGCTTAACAGAAAAAAGGTATTTTTGCGCTTCAAGTTGGGCTTCTATTTGCTCTGATTGTGATAAGGTATTAGTATCCGCTTTACTTAGATGAACAGTTTTTTCTGAATCTTCATTGTTTACTTCTTGCTCTTTCTGCTTTTCTACTACTTTGGGGGGATTAACGGACTCTGTTCCTGTTAGATTTACAGAATCTGTTACAGGCTCAGGTATAGTTGGGGGTGTAGTAGACTCTATTACATCTTTATGATTAAACTTAGGAAAGGTCTTCCTTACTTCCTCAACGAACTCTTCGTCAGAAAGCAACCGCCCATACTCAGCCACAATTAGGTCACAAGCAGTTTGCTTGCTATCCATTACTTTCTTTACAATCTCTATGTCAGCCTTAATTTCAAGATATTTTTTTACTCCATTGACATAATCAAGGAAAACAAGTTTACTATCGAGGTTGTACTTGTAATAGAAATCGTCTTTCCCATCTTCGTGATAAAAGCCACTTAATCTTTTTACAACGTCCCCATCACCTTTGTACTTTTTCTCGATGGCAGAACATGTCCAAAATGACATTTTGTCTATTTTGCAACAATATTCTTCATAACTATTCTTCCATGATTCTGGGCTCTCAATGCCTGAGATAATAAGAGTATAAAACTTAAGATCATTCTTAATACTATTGCTATTATAAGCCAGCTTCTTATCTGCAGAAGGTACTGTGGCTACGTCTTTTTGTGATATAACTTTAATGCCAAGAGCAGCAAAGGCATCCAGCTGGTTATCTTTATTGGCAATATAACTGGCATCAATGATTTTTGCATTATTGCCAAAGTATTGTTCAAGGTTGTCTTTGGGATCAAGTGCATACAGTTTTGATACTTGTTGCTTTTGTGTTATCCCATTATACCAAAGAGCATTCTCGTTTGCACGATATTCTGCCAAATTTGTGCTAATTTCATCCTTTTGGCAAACTATCCACTTAACGAGTTCTTTGCGTAACTCTTTTTCCTTAGAAGGTTTAATACCAGAAGAAATGTTACAAAGGGCCTCGAAGCAATGTCCTACACTCAACATTTCTTTGAAAGGTAATTTGTCCATAAAGTATTCGCCTTCTTTATTTGCAGAATTCTCGTCAACAATTACACCCTCAGCGATAATATCTAATGGCAATAGCATTTCGCCATCTGTTAGTAACGCAACTTTATCTTTGATACGCAGACTATAAAGATTTTCAGCCTTTACTACAGTTCCACCTAATGTCGGTACACATACAAGCTCTTTAAAAGGATTCTTAGAATTAGTTATGAAGCTCTCAACGTGTTTTATGTTTTTGCCTCTACGATCCTTGGCTTTTATTCCAAGATATTCCTCCCAAAAATAACAGGCGGTTGCATAGTCACTCAATTTAGGGAGATCGTTTTCTTCTAAGTTGTGATGAACCTTCATGTAATTGAATAGTTTCATGACCGATACTCCACAAGAAAGATAGCTATCACTGATGTAATCCAAAGTTATACCACATATTTCAAAGTCGAAAAATGGATGATATTTAGAGCCTTCGGTTAAATTCGTACATGACTTATATGTATTGTCTCTGTCTAACAAATGAATGTCACCAACTTTAGACAATGCGGACAAGTTTTCCTTATTTGCATTAATCAGCACTGCAAGATCTTTAATTAATGACATATGTACTTCTGCTTGCTCATTCTCATTTTGAAGTGCAAGATAAGCCCAGATTTTTTCTTGCCGCCATTTATTCAAATCCGTAATATAGTGTGCGGAATTATATTTTTGAATGATTTCACCAATAAAACTATTCACACCAGCTTGCGAAGAAGTTACGAGATTAGGTATACTTATGTATGCAAATGGTTCGTCATTTAGCTCATCATTGCTGATTGATACGAAAACACAATCCTTTGCCACACGATATTGGTTGTCTGTCCCGGCTAATTGAATATCTGCAAGATTTCCTATTAAATTATTATTGAATCGGGGCTCCAAAAGTGCTCGGTTCTTATATATAAGTTCTGCTAAGTTGGGTACTTTTGTCACAGACAAACGAGTTCTTATAACATTCTCAAGAACTTCTACCTCATTTTGTCGTACGCCCAGTTGTGTCCAGAAATCAACCCAATCTTTCTTTTCTTCACCAAAGTCAATATAGTCTGAAGTAAGAATAGGGGCATTAGGAGCTATTGCATTAACAAGGCTTTCTATAGGAGAATCCAAGTATTCATCTGAGAAATATATTTCTCCCGAAAGTACACAGGGAACGTCTTTCCCTTTTAGCAAAATCGGGAGCTTGGATAAGTAAGAAAGATTTTCCTTGACATTCTTTTTTGCCCATCTCCAAAACTTAATATTTAAGATTTTATCTTGAAGTTTTGTTGCTACAGACTCTTTATTGTTAATTAGCCAATCCTGAAAATCCTTAATAGTGAAGAAGTCATTACCAAGTGCTTCACGCCAATAATCAGAGTGCTCATTTGCATGATAATCTTGCTCCAGTAAATCAAGTTCGCTGTAATCTACCAAAGACAATTCTACGAGCTCTTCTACAGTTTTGGAAACTATCTTATGCCCAGAGGCTGGTAGTACAGGCATCTTTTTTCCTCGTATAAAGACTTTGGCATTAGAAATTTTCTTCCTGTCATCGGGTGTAATAGCACCAATGTTCGCAATAATGGAATTGTGAAAATCTAAATTCACAGCCTTATCGTCGAGATACTGATTTATAACTATCAGATTTGGCACAATGACAAGATTGTACAATGTCGCAAAATCATAGTATTTTATGCGAGGGTTCTGTTTAACTTGCATTCTTTCAAGAGCGAGTGAATGCCTATAGGTCTCGCTACACATATTCACGATGTTAGAAGATAGCCAAACTTTTGACATAAAGTTGGACAGGGTTTCATCGTAAAAGAATGTTACAGAGTCATTCTCAATAAATTCTTCATTATTATCAAGTAACGCCAATCTGTTGAACTTTGTAAAGTCATTGTCTTTGTATACGAGGTCTATATTATCATTGAGATAACTAACAAAATCAAAATTGCATTTTTTAGCTATTGCAATTGCACTCAGAGCAGTTTCTTTATCTACATTTTCTGTTGTTGGCTTTGATGTTGCTTTAAATATGGCATTTATATTCTTGGATACAATTTCATCATAGAAGAGTTGGGCGGTAAGGTCTTTTACTCCAAATTTGTCTTCATAGAACTTTTTTAGTTGTTCAGTATCAGTTGATATCTCTGCTGATAATAAGTCTTTGCTAAGACAGAACATCCAGTCTGTACCAATCCAAGGATGCTCCAACGCTGTATCATATAATAGAGTCTCAAAGAATATATTGTCTTCTGTTAGTTCATGGCGTGTCTCCCCGTCTTTATTCTTTTCATTTACTTTTATTGCATACTGCTTAAGACTCCCTGCATTAAACGCATTTTTATTTGCATAGCAAAACGATATGAAACTCTTGTGAACGTCCTCATTTTTTTGCTGATTTGCATTAACCTTCTCTGCATACTTTTCATTAAGTATGACATCTTCAATGATGACGGATTTATCATAGTCAAGCACGCCAAAGGTTGGAGTCGATACATCGCTACCTTCTATTGATGTATTCTTGAAGTAACTGAGTACATCTTCTCCATAGTCAGCCGAAATAAAGGAAAAAGGTATGCCTTCTAACCATTTGGCTTTGGTTTGCAGTTTTCCCTCTTCGTTTTCTACAAAGATAAAGTCAGAGTTAAAAGAATCGACCACATTATTTTCATCATCTATATATGGTAAGTCTTTGTATGCTTTTGAAAACTCGACATTCTCTGCAAGAAACTTAAAGAAATGAATAGAAGTGTTCTTGTCATTTAGTTTTTCTATCGTTTCTTGTAAGTTTTGACGAGAAAGAAGATTGTTGTCAACAAAGTCTTTTGGGAGAAATCTCGCAAATCTTCCATCTATAACTTTTCCCCATTTTTCGTCATCTTTAAAATATTCTCTTGTTTTGCGTGACAAGAAGTTTATATGACTAGTAAAAGACTGCAAATCTTCAAGATATTCATCTATGTCATAATGTAGAGCACTTGCTGTTTGTAAAGAACCTTTTTCTTCCAAAAAGATCTTTTCATCAAGCAAGTCTTCAAGATAATCATTATCTAACAAGAATTTTAAGAAATTGTTATCATTCTCCTGTACTTTAAGCCATTTCTGGAAATCTTCATTGGCTATCAAATTAGGAAAATCTTTCTTTGAAAATTTTAAATTACTATTAGCATATCGATTTAGAAAAGATTTGAATTTTAAGTTTCTTCTAAGGAGAGGCAGAGGTAACTGACAATAATTCATTCCTATAAATCTGCAAAAATCTTTATCTGTCATGATTCCTGCAGAAGACAATTTCGTTTCATCATTTATAACTTCGGAAATTACGGAATAGGAATCATTCGAAGTTGGTATAAAGGCTTCGGATAATAAACGCGTCTCAAAACCAGATTGAAATTTCGTTATCAGATTCTGGTGTCCGATAGGACGCCCAACTTTACAAAATTCAAAATTTGGAATTAATGAAAAAATAGAATCGATTTTGTATGATTTTGACTCACAAAGTTCAAAAATCCAATCAAAGAATTTTTTTCCGGCGATATTGGCAATCTCTTTATTTATTTCCAAATCACATTCTATATCATTTCTTGGACCAGTAGGCACCATATCTGTATTAAGAAGGAAATCCATCCCCCATGAAGCGTCTTTAGCAGGTAGATAACAATAAAGAATGGAATTTTCAACTTTCTTTAAAATAGCACCTTCTCGAGCACATGCAAAAGAAACTTTGGTCTTCATGAAATTCCAATATTTTGTGGGAATTTTCATTGTTCCATTTTTTGCTTGATTATCGATCTCATCATTTATCGATGAACGCAAATCTTCTGAAATTGGTTCAACGTATGAATTAACAACCCATTTTTCGGAATCCCTATTTCTGATAATGTCAGTTCTTGGATCATCATGAAAGAATATTTTTACTGATTTTATATTGGGGATAAACAAAATGACTCTTTCATTCTTAAACACCTCACTAAACAATTTTACAAAATTTTGAGAAGATTCTCTTAGTGCTTCTTTTGTTGTAGGCTTAATGGCAAACTGCACATTATATTGTTCTTTCGTCGAATTGAACAAATCTACAACTTCATGCCCCAAGGTGTTAGGATTCGTCCAAATAGGAAGAAGTTGATAGGGAGTTGCAACCATGTCTTTAGTAAAAGCCTCGTCAAATCTAAAATGATAAGGACCTGTAGATAAATACACATAATTACTTACCACAAACACTGTTTTGAAACCAATGCCTTTGTATCCAATCGCATTTGGATTATTTGATTTCTCTTTGTCATTTATATTGCAAATTGCAGCAATATTTCTTTCATTGAATTCAGCTCCCGAATGCATAAAAATCAGGAACTCATTCATTATGTGAAATTCAACATCAACAGGAATAATGTTATTTCCTGCTTTTTGTGGGTAATCATTAGCATTCTGTAAGAGTTCATATATGAATATTTCTTTTCCACTTGCTGTTAATTGGGACTTTAGTGTCTCAATCATCTTTACATCACGGTCACCAGATCCTGCAGGACTATCAATGATTGCTTTATGTAAGCGGTCTATTACATTTTTGGGTGTGACCTTAATTATGGGTTTTTGTTGATTTATTGTGAAATTATATTTATGTTCTTCATGATTAACACTTTTTAAAATCCAAGAAAACTCGTAATATGCATTGTCTTCAGGGATTATAATAGCATTTGGCATAAAAAGCAAGTCATGTATTTGTTCTCCATCTTGAAGAATAAGTTTTGAAAAGTCCGTTCGGCGAATATCTGATATCGCATATTGCCCGTCAGGATTTCTATGAAATCTTCCAACAAACAGATTATCTTTTAATTTTAAATTCTTTTTAACAAGGCTTTCGTCTCTTGTATGATAGTTATTTACAAAGGAAGGTTTTATGCTTCTTAATTTAAGTTTAAGAAGAAAAGAGTTATTTTTTACTCTTCGTATTGTATTTGTAGCTAACTCACACTCAAAAGTATAATGTCCTTGTATAAGAGGCATATTTTTAGGAACAAAGAAGACAACATCTTTTAAACCTTTTATCATTGGAGGATAAAAGGAAATTAGGCGTTTTGATGTTGCAGATTGAATATTAGAAAACGCACCGCTTACCGATGATTCAACAGACTTACTTGGATTGAAATCGCCTTCAAATTTGAAAGAATCAATATGCCAATAATCTAAAAGATATGCTACAATATCTTCATCTGTAGCAGAATTAAGGTTTATATATTTTGCCATATTCTATTCATTATTTACAATTGTTTGTTTTAAAACAACATAAAACTTAACATATCAGTATAATGAATTTAAATAAAATTATTTCATTCATTATATATCCTTGTCTCTCTAAACGTAATCACCGGTGTAACCTTCTTCAAAGTTTCGGTGTTAACAATTTTATTTGTATGTAAGTTTGACAAAAGCTTAGACATTACCCATTCATTATTCCACAACTCCACATCCTTGTCCCCTGCCACCACACGGCACAGCTTCATTTTATATGGCGATGTGTCATTTTTATTGTCTTGCTGATATGTGATGTTTTGAAGCCACAGTTGATTGTAGTCAGAGTTCGGCTGATTGCAGAGCTTGGAATATACGAGATTGATGATTGCGCTTTTCTCCTTTTCATCCTTCAAAGAATCCACCATTCGGCTGAGTACTCGTAGAGCATAATGACAACAACCTACATTCTCCAAGGCTATCTGAGTACAGACTGCCGACATGACACGAACACTACCGCCAACAAGTCTGCGTTGCTTTGTGATTTTTTCTGTTTTAGGCTCTCCGCCTTCGAGAAGTGGTATGGTTGTAACCTCCTCTTCATAAGGTTTTAGCCAATCTTCTATACGCTTGTCTATGTCAGAGAGCATTGTCTTAATGGAGCCACTGTCTGGATACTGACGGGTGAACATGAGAATGTAAAGCAGATGTTTCTCGAAACTATCAAAATCACAACCTTTCTTATTGAAGATTGGAGTATTATAAATATATGCAAGTTTATCAGGCTTGACCGCATCAGTGACAATACAATCACTAATTTTTGTCTTTTTACTGTTCATACGGAAGTTTAGTCCTTCCAATACATGTTGAAGTATGTATGAAATCTTTTCAAGTTCATCCTTGTCATTGCAGAAAATACGATAGTCATCACGATAACGGATTATTTCGTATGGAGCAGCGATGCCTTCTCTTTGTATTGTCTCATGAAGCAGGAGATCTGAATAGCCAAGAATGATTTCGCCCACAAAGTCAAAGATTGCACTTCCCTGAGGAATGCCGATATTTCGCCCCTGTTGAAAGGCACGAAGAAATTTTTGAATATTCTTGGAAATAGGACTTTCAGTTTTCAATTCGTATTGAGTTCCTTTGAATGAAAAAGCCCAATCAAATGTTTGCGGATTAACCGAACCATAACAATTGGTGATGTCAGTGACAAACATGTATCGGTATTCAAGAGAAAGTTCAATACTTCGTTGTTCCATGCTGCTCCACCAATTGATAATGGTCGTTGACTTGTGGAATGGTTCTTTTTCCTTTGGTATGACAGGCAAAGCACACGATGTTATGTGAGGAACATTGAATTTCTCAAAAAGCCCTTTTATAATAGTCCAAGACTGCTCATTGCATATTTCTCTGACGAGGAAATAATAAAGAAATGGATTTGCAAGGATAATGGGGCGAACAGCATAATGTCCATCTTTGTTTAGTAAAATGTCAAGATTTACATCTGATAATTGTTCTGGTGAAGTACCTTCATTTAAGCATTTCTCATAAGGTGTTTCGCCAACTGCGTTCTTGACATTTTGAAGCAATTCATCGAATACGAAATATTCAGGTAGTTCGAATCCATGATATTGTTCAGATTTCAAAAAGAAATTTATAGCCTCTTTATGATTGAGACTCAGTATATTTTTTGTCTTGTCAGCCATAGATATAAAGACGATTTAGTGTTAAACATATAGCTTTATGGCATTTTTCGGAATATACGCCGTAGCCACAAAGCATCCATCAAACAATTCTACAACAACTCTCTGTTGTCCTGCAATTCTTGCCACTCTACCTTGAACATCTTTGAATTCACCTTCTGTCACAACAACATAATCACCCAGTTTAAGCTGAATGCGATCAGAAGTAACAGGTATGATATGAGAATTCTTGATAGAGGTGAGACGTATGAAATTATCCATAGCAGCATTGGAAATAACAAGAGGAGGATTCTTGTTTGGCTCATTTTCACAATGTGAAGTATGGTCGTAATAAAAACTCAACAAAGCTCTATTTTCAAGAACCTTGATGTTCTTGTCTTGCAAAAGAGAGTTAACTTGTTCTACTGCAGCATAAACAAATAGAAATGAGGGGAGAAGAGGCTCCGTGATGATTCGCTTCTTGCCTTGCTTCTTAACCTCTTTGTATCGCATAGGTACATAACATTCGAGTCCTTTAGTCTCTACAAATGCTTTAGCCTTGATGATACGTCCATATGAAACACGCAAAACAAACCAGCGCTTAGTTTCTGAAGGCACATTCTCTACCGACACCCCACCTTTATTCGTCGAGATGGAGGGCGTACAAGAGGTAAGTCTTGCACTTGGACACGATGAGCCTGTGTCGGTAGGCTGCCCATTATACAATGAAGCGTCAGCCGTTAAAGGCTGTTTGGTGTTATCTTCCAATGTTATTGCTCAGAGGTTAGATTAAACCAATAGACTTTCTTTTAACAGAATTGTCAATTATTGACCACAAAAGTAGGAAATCTTATTCAGACGAAAGAATAAATCATTGGAAATCTTCACTTCTGGCATCACATTTCTGTAATTTGAGGCGATTTGCTGTAACCAACGCCACAAATCGCCTCTCATTGTCATTATCTGGATAAACCTTGTGATTTCTTTCTTGATGGCGCTCCTAATCCATTTTTCTGTGTTCCGTCCCAATTCGTGAGTTGGTCAGCACAACCATTGGAGCCACCGAGTGAAACGTATGTATCTGCGCAGCACGACATGTGATCAATGAATGAAAGGAAGTTCTGAATGATGGGTTCGTTATAAACAACCTCATCGGTAGCAAAGAGTTTTGTCCAATGTGCGACACATTCTTTCCGATAGTTGCCACAACCATTCCAATCCATGCTTGCGAGAAATCTGTCAACAGCAAACTTTGCTCCTTGTGGAGAGCGAAGCGCAATGTTGAATTTTGTGGAAGTAGCCATAATAGATTGCTTTGGCTTCTTTCTTATCGAAATCTATTCTGCTTGATTGTGAAAAGGCTTGGAGTTGTTCGTGACCTTCACTAATGAATCGGTCAAGTACACCTTGGTATCAATCTTGTCTTGCCTGTTTCTCACGTTTTGCCTCCACTTCTTGCTCCTTGCGTTCTTCCACACGTTTAACAGCTTCAATTATTTCAGGCTGCTTTGTCAAGTCGTTCCATTGAAGAACCAAGATTTTGTATTTCTCCCATAGAGTATTGTAATCAGTCTTGAGTTTTGTAATGTCCTCGTTTTTTGAGACCAATTGGGTATTGAGACTTTCAATAACTGCATCCTTTTGAGCGGTTACTCGTCTGACTGCGTTCTCGTCAAGTTGCGATATGTGTTGGTTCACCTCCGTATTTTCGGCCTTTAGTGTATCATTCTCATTCTGTAATGCCTTATTCTCAATAATCAGTTTGTTGAGTTGCTGCATATAGTAAGTGTAAGTTTTGTTGACAGATGCCCGTATACCATTATTCTGCTTGTCACGTTCAGCGTTGATGACAACGATAAGAGCCTTGATAGCATCATTGATGCTTGTTGTCCGTTCCTCTCGCCAAGTCTTTTGTCCGATAAGTGCAGGAATAGGAATGGCAAGTTCTTTCTTAACGGCATCCATTGCCTCTTGAACAGGTGTCTTGATATTGAGAAGAGGGAAGGTGAGCTCTTGCTTGTCAATAGTGGCAAGAACAGCGTATTTCCCCACCTTGTCAAGAGCAGCTTTCGCCTGTCGCTCGGCTTCAAGAACGACTTTGTTCTTATGCCTTCGTCCTCGTTTTTCCTCCTCGGACAATTCATTGTAAGGAATGCCGCGTGCAAGACCGTACTTGCAGCCAACCTCATTGTGGTAGTCAGTATGTATTTGCGAGAGATATTCCGACTTTGCTTTTCTCGTCTCTCCCCACACCTTGGCATAAGACACACGCTCAACAAAGTCTTTTGAGGCAGTTTGCTTGGTATAGTTGTCTCGCTCCTCTTTGGGTAATGCTCTCCATTCCTTAGTTGAAAGCACTATGTCAGGATTGTTCTTGTTGACGTACTTGCTGCCTATGCGTCCACGTTTCTTGACTTTCTCCACAGGAATAGTCTGTACATGGGCATGGATACTCGTTTCGTCACAATGGACGGCAAAACTAATGATGTTCTCCTCGCCCCATTTGCGACAGGCAAAGTCGTAGGTGTCCTTTGCCCATTGATAGATGCCTTGTTGCAATACGATGTTGCTATGATCTGCATCTGGATTGGCGGTGTCAATCTTTTGGTTGCCAAATGCGAGGTTGTACAGCACGTCGTGGTCGCCACTGAATATCATGCCGACAGTGCAGTTCGGACTGTTCTTTGATACTTGGTCTGGATGTCTGGCATCCATGTATGGCTTGAATCCCAATTCATCAAGGCGCATATGAATGCGCTCATGGAGTGGAATGGGATTAGAACCAAGAGGGACAATCTTTCCATCCTTGACTATCTCGAAGTTGAGATTCTTGCGAGAGAAGTTGTAATGATTGTTCTTCTCCTTGTCGGCATTCTTCAGACGATAAACATTCTCGTCCCAGCCTCTGCGCTCGGCTTCGTTGCCCACTTGGGCGGAGAATGATTTCTTGTCTTTGCCGACATGGATAGCGGCACGTGGTATGTTGCTTTGCATATTGTATTTCTGTCTTGTTGTACATTGTAACGTAGAAGGCGTAACTCGGTATAATGGCAGCAGGTCTCGGGCGAAGCCTGAGCATAATAGAAGGACTTTTTAAGTGAACAGCGTCAGCAGGTGAATCTAAAAGTCCCTATTATGTTCATGGACTTTTGCAAAAAGTCGGCTCCCTCACGAAAGACTGCCTCTATCCTTGACTATCCGCCATCTGTGCGTTTTCTGTCCGGTAGGTTGGATTACGATAGACCACCTTTGTCATCATCTCGTTGAGTCGGTCGGCAATTCGGTCACCATATCGCTGACGGATTTCCTTGGGCTCAAGGTTTGTGGTGAAGACCGTGAACAGTTGTGCGTCATACCTCATAGCCAAGAGTTCCTTAATGGGATACATGAAATTGCCATAGTCCTGCACTTCAGCAGGTTCAGTCCCAATATCGTCTATACCTAATATATCAGCTTCTGCCAATTTGCAAAACTTATTATAGTCCGTTTTGCGGATTTGCACAATCTGCATGGCATTGACAATGGTAAAACTATAGTAGTTATCAGAACTATGTCCAGCATTAGGCGATAGGTTCGGTTTGAGGATTTCCAATCTTCTGACAAGGTTCTGCAATGCCTTGAGCATAGTGGTCTTGCCGTTGCCGCATCCGCCACATAGAACGATTCCGAACTTTGCAGTGTTTGCAGTCAGGCAATTGGCTACCTGTTTGAGTTGCTCTTCAACAAAACCATTATAGATAAACCTGCGGTAGCGGAGCTGTACTTCCATGATATATGCTGCCAGAAGATATTCGTATGCCTGCTCCTCCAACATAGGCAGTCTAAAACGCCCCGTCATAGTCCGTCCCTTCCGCAGGAACTGGACAAGTCCTGCGATTTTCTTTTCGTTTGCTATTTCCATATACACCTCCGTTTTTACTGTCAAAAATCTCACACCTTCCCTTTATAAAAGAATCTTTGCTTTGGTGTTTGTCTTTATCTTTAATATGTGTCAAGTCCTGTGTCAAACCATGCGTCAAGTTATCCGTCAAGCCTACTGTCAAGTCATCTGTCCATTCAAGCAGTGTGTAATTGGACGGTAGATGGCGGGATTTGCCTTCTGTAAAAGCGATAAGTTTGCGCTCGGATAGATGCTTCCGTGCCGTGATGACAGTTTGCCTTGATAGGCGCAAGTCTTCACATATTCTTGTTGTAGAGCACGCAAACGGCATTTTCCAATACCGCTTGTTGCTCTCGTTCACAAGGTAGGCAAACAAGGCGATCTCACTCGCTGGCAATGGCGACAACAAAGCAGAACGCCAAAGCTGGTTCATGTATTCGATATACGTCATACGCTCTCTTTACTATCGTTGTCGTAAGCATTAGGCAAGTTCTTGTCCACTTTACTCTTCCGTTTGCAATAGCCTACAACTGTTTCGTTCATAGAGCGAGCGTGTGTAATGGCTTTGATTGCCGAAACTGGGTACATGTTCTTGTTGCCAAACTTGATGTGCTGCAAGTAGCCAGTGCGATGCCACTGCCATAGGGTAGCAGGACATACATTGAAAATTTTGCAAACCTCCTCTATTGTAAGAAAGGTTTCCTCAGATTCTTCCTTGCGAGCAGACGCAGCTTGTTCCTCCCATTCCTTGCGTGACTGCGCCAAGAGAGCATTTGCAAAATGGTGAAGGTCTTCTGGAGTAACGGTTAGTGCTACCTGTCCTCCCATCTTTGTCAATGACATGATGTCAACCATATTTTTTCTTTTGATATTCGTTATACATACGCTGTCTTGCTCGTAAACCAGGATGCTCTTTCTCGCAGCGTGATAAAAAAGAAACACCGCCAATCCGCTGGTTTGTCGGATTGACGGTGCAAAGGTATATGGCTTTTGACGGCTCTTGATGAGATTTGAATAGGCAGTAGGATGCGACTACTATTGACTACTCTTTGTTAATGGAATTAACGTGACAATATCAAAAATCCTTAGCCAAATACTGTTTTACGTTTGACTAAGGATTGTAAATGGTAGCAGATTGTCAGAAACGAAATATGCTGCGACAATATGCAATAATCATAGAAAGGAAGTCCTTGCGTCCTAATTTGCGGTCGTAGAACTGCACCTTATTTTCATTGGTGACATTGTAGCCTATGGCATTTCGTAAAGACCTTCTGTGATACTTGATTTTCTCCTCAACCTGTTTCTTGACAGCATCGGACTCGTATTCCAAGTTTATATGATACTTACTGAAATACTTGTCGAAACTACTTTTCTTCAGGTTGAACTCATCGACCAGCAGACTGCGAGGAATTGTTGGAAACAATATGCCGTCCTCTATTGCACAATGGATAATGACGGCTGCATCATCTGGATGTTCACCTCTGATAAGCTGGTGAAGTCCGTACTGGATAGCATAGTATTGGGCAGCGAATGGAGTATATTCAATAAGTTTGGTCGGACGTTCTTCATTCGACACCCCACGAATAATCTTCAAGAACCCTAATACCATCTTTTGGGTAATGCCATCAAAGTGCTTCCGTATCAGTTCCTTGGTCAATGCCTCCATCTCGTCATAATGGCAGTTTCCTCTAATGGCAATATATTTGAGTGTCTTGTAGATTGAAGGTTTCTTTGCCAATTCTTCCCAAGGTGTAGTTTGGTATGACATAACAGCAAGAATGGTCATGCCGAAGGCTTCAAGACTTGGCTTTTCGACATTCTCGTTCACTTTCGTTCCATCAAACTCTTCCTTTATGAGCGAAAGCATGAACCTAACGTTCTCTTCTGTTATGTTGCGAGGCTTGCCGAACTGCTGTTCAAGATCCTCGCCGAGTTCGTTTATGTTCATGCCTTTCGGTAATTTAACTGTCTAATTTGCTCGTTGAGCATTGACAACTTGCTTATCAGTTCATCAAAAGAAGGCACCTGTCCGAAAATCATGTGCTCACACATGAATTTATAGTCATCTTGCCATAGTCTTGCAATATCCTCGTTGGGCACGATACATAATGTGGCAGGATATAGCTCATCATAGTTGAAGCCCTTAAGTCCGATGAACTTTCTGCGATGTTCAAGTACCGCCTTATACAGGGCTTCGTTGTGGATTGCACGATCTGCAATATTACCTTCAGAATCCATCATCATTGCCAAATCATATATATGGCGAGACATACGCTCCACTCTTACCTCATTCTTCCTGAACTCTTCATGCAGCAGGAAAACCTTTTCAAGGAATGTACGCTCTGGAATGACAGCGTTCACCTCAAATGGCTTTTCTGCAAATGGAGCTTTGCTGAAATGGGCGTCAATAGCAGCGTTGATTGCTTTTTTCTCAACAGGCTCTATCATCGATCTGCCGCTGATTTCTATCTTTACCGTATTCTTGATATATGGTGATACTTCATACAAACTATGATAGGTTATAGTTATCACCTCTGGGTCTGTTGTCGTAACTGGTGTGATTATAACATCCACACTAAAGGCATCTGCCCGTATGCCCAAATCCACTAAAGCTTTCCTTACATCATGCTGCATCTTCTCTCTTATATGGGGCACAGAACGAAGCGTAAATGAGTCGGTCGGCTGAAAAATGGGTGAGAGGTTTGTGTTTCAACGAGTTAGGTGTGTGTGGCTGAAATGGCGGCGTAAAACGAAGCGTTTACATAGGCTTACATTTGGTTTACTTTTGGGGCTTGTTGAGGCTCCTGTGGTTTACATGGGGCTTACGGGTGGTTTATATTGCGTTTCTGTTGGTGGTTGATGTTGTGTTGGGGTGGGGTAGAATGGTGGCTGAGGCCACTTTTTTTATGGTGTTTCTGAATTTTTATATTGCGAAATTATTCCATATAATGATTATTTGGTATATTTGCAGAAACAAAATGAGTGAATATGGCAAAGGTAATACATGTGCATCTGCTGCACAATATAGATGGAACGAGGCGGAAAGACTGGTACTTTAGCAGCATTTCCGCGGTTTATACGGTTTTGACGGCTGAACAGATCGGCGCAACGAAGAATTATTTGCTTCATGCAGGGCTGTCTGGCAATGGTACATTATGCACGAAACGCGCTATAATCAAGCAATCTACGCTTATTTCATGCTCTCGTGGGGCAGATGATTAGACTGATGTTTTTATGGCGTTAGAACGCAAATAAAAGGCCGTTTGTACGGTCGTGGGAAAGGAGGTCATTTGGCCTCCTTTTTTTATGTCCAAAAATGGCGAAAATAGTGGGTGGGGTTACTGCTGGGGTTACAAAGTGGGGTTACATTTTCTGAAAAGTGGGGTTACACATTCGGGTTTTTTGGGGGTAGGATAGAGGGGGAGGGAAAAGGATGGTTTTAAGGGATAGGGTGGGGGAAACTACCCATTTGTGATATTGGTAAAATGGGCGCGAATCGGGCTAAAACCTTGTATTTATGAGGCTTCTTACATGAAATGAGCTTTGGAAGAGGGGGTACACCCCTCCAAACGGGGTTCTAATGGCATTGGAGGGGTATACGTATGGTGTTACGGCTTACCACCTATGATAACATGAAATGGTTTTACCCTGCACTTGCAATATTTGAAGTGTCGGCATCCGATACATGCTTTTCTTTTTTGATAGACAGTTGCTTTATGGTTTCTTTGAGACGTCCAATTTCCTCTGCTTGTTGTATGATTTTGGCATCTTTGCTTTGTATGTATGGTTCTAATTGACCAAAGAATGTGGCAATGCTTGTCTCTGTCGTTGCAAGAATAGGATTCCCTGGTTCAGAATTAGGTAAGGTGTCACTCCCTAAGCCAGTGAGAAGCCACATTGCGTTTACATCGTAAGAAATCACGATTTTTTCTAAAACGTCAGCTTTGGGTATGACTCCCTTTATATAACCTCTTATATTAGCTTCACTAACGCCTAATTTCTGGGCGAATACTGTATTTTTCCCACCTGCTTTTATATCAACGAGGTGCTTGATTCTTTCGTGAATTGTCCCGTTATGTGCCATAATTCTAAATTTAATCGAAATAAATCCCGCTTTTTCTTTTGTAATTCGTGAGAAATCACTATCTTTGCAGCGTGTTCAAGATTGAACGAGCGGCCAAAGATACGAAAAAAGGTCGAGAATAACGAATTTTTGCAATTAAAGAATATGAATGATACAGAAATAAAGGAGTGGCAGACGCAGAGCGTGAAGCACAAGGTGGCAATGGTTCTGATAATGGATGGTGTTAGTTTCAGCTACACAGAAGAGGACGGCATCGTATTCACAGCACCAGAATGTTATGTGGCGAGATTGATAAGACGGCTGATGTCCTGCTACGGATGTAGCGTTAGACCGAAGATAAACGAGGTAAAATGATTGCAGGATAACACGGAGACCCTGGGTGCTGCACTGGATAGTCAGCCACCGCACTGGATAGTCGGCAGGGTTGGCCTCGGATGACCGCGGGAAAGACCGCAGGAGTGGCAGGTTTGCCGTGCGCTGGATAGCCATGTGGGGTTCGACTCCCCAAGCTCCACCAATATGTTAATAATAAAAACAAGTGAGATATGAAAAAGTACATTCACGTAACAAAGGAGGTTCGTCAGGAACTGGCGGAAGTGTTCAAGGTGGGTGACCGCGCTGTGTGGAATGCCCTAAGTTTTGACAAGGAGCGTGGTGAGACGGATCGTGCAAAACGTATTCGTATGTTTGCCCTCCAGAAGGGCGGCATTGTGATGGTTGTATCACCAGAGATGGAAACACTTCATGATTCAGATGACTACATGCGTCAGTATCTCCCTAATGATGTGATGCTTGAGTTCTCAAAGAAGGAGGATGCAGGTTGCGACGTGTACCACAAGGGTGTCAAGGTTCGCCATTACGACAAGGTAATGGTCAGTGATATACCAGAGATTCAGAACTGGGCTGCAACATTGAGATAAGGAGGAGTAAGTATGGAGTACCACGATAACAGACTTTGCATCTCGATGCGGGAACTTGTGGATGGCGGTGTGATGACCGTATCAAACTACAAGCAGCTCTCCGCACGCGGTCGCATAGATGTAGTGCGTCGTGGTGGAGGCTCTTCCAAGAACTACGCGCTTATTGCCGTATGCAGTCTGCCCGATGCTTATCAAGACAAACTCAAGGAGATTTATCCGGACCCGTCGCTTGAGGTGCTGCTTGCCTGGCTTGATGCCAACTACGAGGTGGACCAGGCAGCTGTCGCATATTTCAACGACTGGCGCAACCAGTGCGGACACGACCACGCTACCGATGCTCATGTGAAGGAGTATGTGACCAACGCCAGCGTGCTGAATGCTTGTATCAAACTCTACAACAACGCCAAGGCGATACAGAAGACGATGGGCCAGAAGTATGACTGGAGCATGATGTCGCAAGCTGTGGAGGGCTACCGTATGAAGACCGGGCACACATTGCCGGCAAGTATGTTGCGCTTCCGCAAGAAGGTGAACGAGTACCAACGAGACGGCTACCAGTGTCTCATCAGCCGAAAGTTCGGCAACCAGGCAAGCCGTAAGGTGGATTACCGAACAATGCGCTTGATATGGTCAATAGCGGTGCTACCCAACAAGCCGTTCAATACCAATGTTTGGGAATTGTACAACTCGTTTGTGTGCGGAGAACTGGATGTGTATGATCCAGAGACCGGAGAACTTTTCGATGCGAGCGAGTGGACCGACAAGAACGGCGACCCGAAGTCATTAAGCGAAAGCACTATCACGAACTACCTGAATCGCCCGGATGCTCGTCTGTTTATAGCTAAGCACCAAGATTCCTACACCACATTCATGCACGAGCAGATGCCACACGTTCACCGTCATGCGCCCGAGTTCTCGTTCTCAAAGATTTCATTCGATGACCGCGACCTCCCACGCAAACTGAAGGATACCAAGGCAAGGCCGAAGGCATACTACGCCTACGATGTCACAAGCCAGTGCGTGGTGGGCTACGCCTACAACCGCAACAAGAACGTGGACTTGGTTGCCGACTGCTTCCGCTCGATGTTCCGACTGATAGAAAGCAAGGGCTGGTGTTGCCCGGCACAGGTTGAGGTGGAGAACCACTTGATGAGTCAGTGGAAAGAGAGTTTCCTGAAGGCAGGAGTATTGTTCCCATTTGTGCGCTTCTGCGCCCCGATGAACTCCCAAGAGAAATACGCTGAGCCGATGAACGGTGCCAAGAAACGCCGTGTGGAGCATAGGAACCACCTCGGCATCGGACGCTTCTACGCCAAGGACAGACACTACCGCACGGAAGCCAAGAAGGTGTTTGACGAGAAGAATGACACCTACGAGGACAAACAGTACTACACATGGGAAGAGCTGATTGCTGACGACATCCGCGACATCAAGGAGTTTAACAATACCCTCCACCCGAACCAGAAGAAATACCCCGGCATGACACGCTGTCAAGTGCTTGAAGCCAATATGAACCCCACGCTTCAGCCCATGGACAAATCGGTGTGGGCACGCTTCATCGGCGAGCATACAGAGACCTCCATACGCAGGAACAGCTACTGCAGAGTAGCGTATAAGGACTGGTGGTTGAGCAAGACCGAGGTGATAGAAAGACTTGCCCCGAACAACTACAAGGTGGATGCCTACTATCTGACCGATGAGGACGGCAACGCAACCGACGTCTATATCTTCCAGAACGACCGACTTATCGATAAGCTCGAGGATGTGGGCACGTTCAACACTGCCGATGCAGAGCAGACAGACGAGGACAAAGAGATATTCGTGAACCAGCAGAAGAAGATAGCTGCATTCAACGCATACGTGAAGAAGAACGCCATAGCAAGTGTGGGCATATCCAAGCCGGAACACTCAGAAGAGGTTGCACCACCGCCACCGCTTGAACTTCCACCAATGGAAAGCGAGCAGGAAATGGAAGTGACCTACCACATTTCTGACCCGTTGGCAGATTTATAGAATGATATTAGAATACAATTAAAATAACGTGAGACATGATAACGAATGAGAACAAGAAGCGGATATTGGAGGCTATAGCCACCAACCGCACGAACTATCCGAGCGATGCCAAGCACGCTGCTTCATTGGGCATCAGCACCTCGGTATATAGCGCCATCAAGAATGGTCAGACAGACAAGGCACTGAGCGAAGCCAACTGGATAACCATCGCCCGAAGACTGGGTGTGAACCTCAGAGGAGGCATTGAATGGAAGCCAGCACGCACCGCCACCTTCGAATATATCACCAAGCAGCTGGAGTTCAGCCAACAGAGCGGACTGAGTGCGATACTATGTGATATACCCAACATCGGCAAGACATTCACGGCACGCTATTATGTGCAGTGCCACCGCAATGCCATCTATGTGGATTGCTCCCAAGTGAAGACCAAACTGAAGCTGGTGCGCAAGATAGCCACTGAGTTTGGTGTGGGCAGCAATGGAAGATACAGCGACGTGTACGAGGATTTGGTCTATTACTTGCGCTCAATCGACACCCCACTCATCATTTTGGACGAGGCTGGCGACTTGCAGTATGAGGCATTTCTGGAACTCAAAGCCTTGTGGAACGCTACAGAAAGATGCTGCGCCTGGTATATGATGGGTGCGGACGGACTGAAAGCCAAAATCAATCGCTCCATTGAGTGCAAGAAAGTGGGCTATACCGAGATGCTCAGCCGATACGGTGACCGCTACTCGAAGGTAACGCCCGATGACTGCAAGGAGCGTGAGAAGTTCCTGAAAGACCAGGCGAGCGTGGTGGCAAAGGTGAACGCCCCTGAAGGTGCGGATATTGCTACCCTGGTGCGCAAGTCGGGTGGTGGACTGAGACGAGTTTACACGGAAATAGAAAAACTAAAAAGAGTGCAGGCATGATGACGAAAATAGAAATGCAAGCGATGGACGCTGTAATCGGCATTCACCGCGAAATGAGAAAAGGCAATGAACCCAACTGGGAGCAGCGTCGGTATGAGATTGCAAAAGATGTCATGTGCGCCATGCTCTCCAATCCAGAACTGGGTGGACGTGGCAAATTTGCAGTTTATTCAGTAGAAATGGCGGATGAACTTATAGCCCAACTGAAAACAGAGAAGTGATATGGCAAAGCGAGCATATAGTCCAAAGGATGTGGCGAATATCAAGTGCAAGGCACTACCATTTGAAGGACAATGGAAAGACGTGTTCGGTCAGCCTGAAGAGGGCGACACATGGTTTATCAGCGGACCCAGTGCCAGTGGCAAGAGCTCCTTCGTTATGCAGTTTGCCAAGATGCTCTGCGGTATAGGCAGCGTGTTGTATGTGTCCTTGGAAGAGGGCGTTGGCCTGTCGATGCAACGACGGCTTGCCCAATTCAAGATGACTGACGTTCAAGGCTCGTTCCGCATCATTACCGATGGTGACATCAAGGCATTGGAAGAACGTCTGGCAAAGCCCAAGAGCGCCAAGTTCATCATTGTGGACAGTTATCAGTACGCCTACGAAGCAGGGTGGGAATATTCACTGACCAAGGCGCTGATAGAACGTTTCAAGCGCAAGACATTCATCTTCGTCAGTCAAGAGGACAAAGGCAAGCCCATCGGTAAACCTGCCATCAGACTGAAATACGCTGCCGGCGTGAAGGTGAGGACGCAAGGCTTCCGTGCCTACTGCCAAGGACGCTATTCAGGCAACGTGAGCGAATATTACACCATCTGGGCGGAGAAAGCCGTGGAGGTTTATAATGACAAGTCTAACAACTAAACATAACTGAGATGAAGAAGAAAGTTTATATCAGCGGAGCGATAGCCCACTACGACCTTAAAGAGCGTATGGCAACCTTTGACCATGCGGCACGCTATCTCTCCATAAAAGGTTACGAGCCGGTGAATCCATTTGAAAATGGCGTTTCGCAAGATGCTCACTGGATGGAGCACATGAGAGTGGACATTGCCCTGCTTTTGAAGTGTGATTGCATCTATATGCTACAAGGTTGGGAATTGAGCAAGGGAGCAAAACTGGAACTCGATGTTGCCAGTTCGTGTGGCATTAAAGTGATGTTTGAAGGTCATGAGAACAATGTTCGTGAATACACCTGCTGCCTTTGCGGTAAGCCCCAAATCGGCTATGGAAACAATCCTCATCCATTGAAAGATGAGGGGGAGTGTTGTCCTGAATGTAATTTGAAGGTATTAAGTGAAAGAATAAGGTTGTCAAAATTGAAATAGATATGGCACAGGAAGTAACCAATTTCGCACGCTTCTATGGCATACTCAAAAAGAGCTACAAGTTTGCCACCAAGGAGCTGGGCGATGAGTTCAAGGAAGGAGTGGTGAGTCAATTCACTAATGGACGTACCACTTCGCTTAGGGAAATGACCCGTAAGGAGTACGACATGATGTGCGACAAGCTCGAAGGTGTTACAGCCAAATTGATACGCACCGCCAAGGACGTACAGCGCAAGCATCGAAGCCAGTGCTTGAGGTTGATGCAGAAGCTCGGCATCGATACAACAGACTGGACACGCATCAACGCATTTTGCCAGGATCAGCGTATTGCCGGCAAGGTGTTCTCCCAACTAAGTAATGAGGAATTGGATCAGCTATCGGTGAAGCTCCGCTCCATCCAGCGCAAGGGAGGTCTGAAACCTAAGAAAGAACCGATACCTCCAGCACAGCCACAGGTGGAATACATGATGGTACCAATTGGAAATGGAGGTGAGGCATGAATGAGAAAGTGAAGCGTGTGATGGAATATATTCATGGCATCGCATACAGAGAACTCCAAGGAGACCAGTATATCGAATTTCTTGAGTGTATTGAATACGAGATAGACAAGGAACTGGATGAAGGCGACTGGCCGGAACCAGAAGAAGACGAGTGATAAGCAATCAAAATAATAATCAACAAAAAGTTTACTACAATGGCAAAAAGAGAAAAGAAAGTAATCATTACCGGTGTGACAAGAGAATCAGCCGAAGACGCGTTCGGAGCCTATGCAAAGGCAGACGCACAGAGTGCGAAAATCACGGCAGATATTGAATTGCAGTGTGCCAAGATCCGCGAGAAGTATGCCAACAAACTGGCAGAACTGGAAGGTGAGAAGGAGAAAGCCTTCGACACGCTCCAGGCTTATGCTACCGAGAACCAGGCAGAGTTGTTCACCAAGAAAAAGAGCCTTGAGATGACGCATGGCGTTATCGGCTTCCGTACTGGCACACCTAAGCTGAAGACCCTGAAAGGCTTCACATGGGCAAGCGCCCTGCAGCTGGTCAAGGAGTTCCTGCCTGGCTATCTGCGACAGACCGAGGAGATAGCCAAGGACAAACTCCTTGCAGACCGCGACGTGGAGAATATTGTTCCTCAGATGAACAAATGCGGTATCCAAGTGGTGCAGGACGAGACATTCTACGTTGAACCCAAGAAAGAGGATGCCGTATGATACTGGAAGTGGAGAAGAAACCGAAAGTGGCCTTGTGCCGTAAGTGTTACGGTACAGGTCGTCTCCACGACAAGGAGACTGGCAAAGAAAGCACATGTGACCAATGTGAGGGAACGGGCAGAGTAACCGTCAGCGCAAAGATGAGCTATGACATCCGTCCCTATAAACCAAGAGACAGACACTAAAACATTTTATGAGCAAGAGGCGAGGAGCAAGCTATCAGAAACGTGTCACCGACATAAATAGGATATACGACCAACATGCCAAAAGCGGAATCAGCAACCGCGAGATATGGCGAAGGTACGTGTATCCTGTTTATGGTATATGTGAGCGTACCTTCTACAACCTCCTCAATGCCTCTTGTGACCCTAAGAACGAAGTGCCACAAGAGGCACAGACGTTTCTAAAATTCGACTTTGACGATGAACCAGGACATACAGAAAATTATCCGCAATATCCTAAACGACGTTAGGGTGGAGTTGAGTGATGAGTTTGACCGCAACTTTGAACGGCAGGCATTCTTCAACGAGGCGTGGCAGCGCAGAAGCAGCCCCATACGTCCTGGCGGTTCCATACTGATAGACACCGGCAAGTTGCGGCAGAGCATCAGCAGCCGAACCACAGACAGCAGTATCACGTTCTGCTCAACACTGCCTTATGCTGCCATACACAACGATGGAGGCGAGATAAAGGTGACGGCGAGGATGAAGCGATTCTTCTGGCACAAGTACCATGAGGCGACAGGCTCATTTGGGCGCAAGAAGAATGGTGAGAGACGCAACGACAAGCGCACCGTACAACTGAGCACCGAGGCGGAGTTCTGGAAGCACATGGCTCTGATGAAAGAAGGCAAGAGCATCAAGATACCGCGCCGAAGATTTCTTGGAGCATCGCCAGAAGTGGAGCAAGCGGTCAAGGACATCATCGAGGAGAACCTTGCAGAGTATTTTGAACACGAATATAAATTGAAATGAGAAAGGAATTATTCAACGCCATTAAAGCAAAACTGGCGAGCGATGTGCCTGAAGTGCAGCACATCGATTTGTGGAACCACAATGTGGAGTTTGTAGAGCAGGAAGAAGGATGGGCGCGTCCAGCCGTCTTTGTGGAGTTTGGAAAGATAGAGTGGTCGCCATTTCAAGGCGGCAGTCAGCGTGGCAAGGGACTTGTTACTATTCACCTTGTGACAGACTGGGCTGACGGTGGTCATGATGCAGCTTTCGACCTTTGTCACCAGGTGCATACAGCCCTTGACGGATTGAGTGGTGATGATTTTAACGGCATGGCGCTTGTTGAGACGAACACCAACCACAACCACGAAGAGATACTTGAAAGCATCGACTGTTATGCGGTGCGTTACCTATTGCGATAAACCGCCCATGTCGCAACGATTTAGCCCCGACGGATAATTTACCGCCGGGGCTTTTTAATGCCGTTAGAATCGAATTATAACGCCGTTAGGCGGCATCGGTGAACAACATCATGTCTGTGTAGTGCGAGCTGTAGTTTACTGTGGCGTTGAACTCCACCTTGTGGCAGTTCTTGAATGGGTTGCCCACGGTCGGGTTCTTGCCCATCCATTCACAAAGCTCAATAATGGATGACTTGTTGGAAGTGAAATATATAAAGTGATGTCCGGCAAGAATGGTCAGCACATCGAGGTAGTCGGAAAGTTTCCAGTACATATTATATGTGCCAACGTCGGTGGATAGATAGGGCGGATCAACAAGGTACACAACATTCGGCATGTCTTTGTATCGGGCGAACACCTCTTTGTAGTCGCATGATACTACTGTGATACCTTCAAGATAGTCCTCACAAGTAGGATAGTCTGACTTGCGGAGATTGTTGTATAGAGCCTCCTTCTTCATTTCGGGGATGCTCAATTTGTATTTCATGGAGAACATCAGTCCGGAAGAAATGGTGATGAAGTCAATGTACCCGACCTCTCGTTCCTCTTGCTCCAAACGAGCGAATATGCGGTCGCGCAGTTCACCACGGATGCAGCTGTGCTTGGGTATGCCTTCCGTCTCCACCATTTTGCGCAGGTCAGCTAAAAGGTGGTTGGTCTGCGGGATGTGCTGTAGGCGGTTGCGGTAGCCGTCGAAGTCGTTGTATATGACTGTGGCATTTGGCTTCTGGCACTTGGTGATGTGCGACAGCAGACCCGAACCGCCGAACAAATCCACGAATACCGTGTCCTCTGGATATTGTTTTAGAACCTTGATAAACTCACGCGCGAACATGCGCTTCTGCCCCACGAAAGGGAGCGGTGCCGATAGATACTGTTTTCTCATGCCTTACACGTTCAGTTCAAATTTCACGTTCTCGTTTCCGTTGAGCAACTGTCGTGTGTGTTCGATGTTGTTTTCGTAGATATGCACATTCGCAAGGTTCAGCGTGATGGACTTCAAGGGGAGGTCAATCTGCCGGGCCATGAGGTAGAGGTGGTAGATGTCGGCTGGCAAGCCGAGGTTCGCGTCCGAGCTGCGCTGGTAAGCCGACACCACTAATTCGTCGTTCTCAATCTGGAACTGAACGAGTGACAGACACGGTGCCTGGTTTGTCTCCGCATCGGTGGAGCCGAGGAACAGCACATAGTTCTTGCTGTTGCGCTTCTCTCGGTTGATTTTGGCGATGAGTGGCGGCAGCTTCTCAAAGTAGGTAGGGTAGGAGTTTACGAGAATGGCACCGCAGTAGTCCCACCAGTTGATGCCCACCTCGCGATACTTCTCCACATTGCGTTCACCCTGCATGAAGAGCTGCAGCTCGTTCTTTAACTTCTTTCGTGCGATGCCGTGCCCCTCGAATATGTCGAGCAGGTCAGCAGGGGAGAGCACCAACTGCTCGTTGAGCAGGTAACGTATGCTTCCCTTCTTGTTGGTCTGGTACTTGCCATGAGTAAGTACCTTCTGTAAAATTTGATGGTATTTGTTCATAACCGTTTTGAATTTGAAAACGGTGCAAAGGTAACAACGCGTGTCCCCTCGACAATGACCATACGCAAACGTTACACTGCAAGTAGATTGCAGTCAGTTTTGAAACGCCGTATAAGGCTGTACACCTTGCGCTCGCTTATGGCATACTCCGAGGCAAGCCGAGCCACGATGTACGACACTTTTTCGCCCTGTGCCGACATCGAGCGGTATTCGTTGAAAAGGTCGATATATTGCACATCGTCAAGCCTTATACCAGCCTTTTGGAAGTAAATCAGTAGTTCCCTGTTCAAATTAAGTATCTCTATTACTTTCATTTTCAGAAATTTTTAGTACTTTTGCATCGTCTCACTTATTCAGCGCAATCGCGCACAACAAAAATAAACCTCTTACTGGCGAACGAGGGTATATGCCCCCGGTCGTGCCGGTAAGAGGTATCGTTGTGTTAATGAGTAAGTGAGACGACTAATTAACAGGCCGGGGGCTTTTTTATTTCCCTCCCCCGAAGGGATTGTTCTTAGTCTCGGTATAACTCCAAATTGAAATTATCCTTGCTCTTCCATCCATCAGCCAGTGTGTCCTGGATATGCTGCATGGCTTTGGTATAGAAGTCCGTCAGTTCTTCGATGGCGCTGAACGTGTGATAGCATGGCTCATCGTCTGTTCCGAACTTGAACGTGACCGGCAATGTCTTGCCGTCAGACTGCACAGCCAAGTCGTATGCCACCTTGTAGTTGAACTGGTTCTCGTTAGAGAGCCACACGCTCATGCCGTTCCACACGAAGCCAGAAAGTATGGTCTCGTTCGTGCGGTCGTTGAACCATTCCGACACCATGGTCTTGATGGTATCCTCAGATGGCTTTCCGTTGAACTCAGCCTCCATATAGTCGGCAGATCCATCCTCGTTGTTATGCACGTCCCAGCGGACACGCCATTTTCCTTTGACGGGGTTGGTGCATTCAAGCAGCTTTACCCCTTGTGCTCCGTTTACTCTGTTCATCATGTGAAAATGTACTTTGTTCTACCTTTGCCGAAGGTTTCCGCCTTGATGGTGGTCTCGAATGGGAAGCCGTCTGGCATTTCACTCACTTGCTGGAGAATGTTTTTCATCTCCTCGCTGTTGGTGAAGAACTTCTTCGGCTCGCCGTTCTGCTCGATGGACACGACACAGCGGTCTTCGCCCTGGCTGGTTTTGACCCCAACCTCGAAGTCTTTTACCACGATGGGCAGGTTCACCAACTCGCGGATGCTTACCACCGCACCCGCAAATCGCTTCTTGCCGTCTTCCGGCTTGTAAGCGACATTCAAATCCTTAAATGATTTCATTTTTTTGCCTGTTAATTTATAAAACAAATTTCGGCAGCAAGCGTGCTTGGCTATTCCGTAGAATGACGCAATCAGTTCCCGCCGTCTCTTTCTTGACTTGACTTTGTGTAGTTTCCTTGCATTTTCCTTCTTGACGCGCTTGCGCAGTAGTGAGTATGAACCGTTATATGTCACATACCCCAAGAAGTCGATTCCTTGCGCTGAAGGGAACACCCTTTCGTTTTTCTTGATTTCAAGGTCAATTTTTTCGACTTGCTCATGTACAATGCCGTGTGCCAGCCAATTCTCTTGCTTGTTACCACAGAGCACTCTGCCGTCATCACAATAACGGTAGAAATGGCGGATGCCATATTTGTCCTTCAGATAATGGTCGAGGAACACGGACAACAAGAGGTTGCCAGAAGCCTGTGAGCTTCGCAACCCGAAACTGATGCCCTCTGGTAGTAGATGAAGGAAATGATCCAGGAGTGACAGCAGGGTCTTGTCTTTGAATACTCTGCGGTAGCACCACATGACAAACTTAGGCTTAGTATTGTCATAGAAATGCTTGATGTCGAACTCGTAGCAGTAGCGTGTGCCTTCGGGATCACGTTCCATGTCCAATTGCATGCATTTGCGGAGATCATGTGTGCCGCGCTTCTTTATACTTGCTCCAGTCGTCCTGATGAAACGCTTGTGCAGATGTTGGTCCACCACGTTCATCACTGCATACACTGCGATGCGGTCGTACATGGAGATAATCTGCAGGTGACGGACTTTGCCGTATTCACAGATGGTGCGCTCGTGGTAGCCACCGAGGCGGAAAGACCCATCGGCAAGTTTTGCAGTCTGTTCTGCAATCACCTCCTCGCGGTGTGCGAGCAGATAGCGTCCTTGACGGCATCTCTTTCGCTTTTTCCCACGCAGTACACGGTCAAACGCCTCCGAAATGTTGCCGTAGGACGTTATCTCTTGCATGATATAGCCTTCTCTGAGCATTGTCTTTTTTGTTTTATGGAAGATAAGGGCCTTCCTTTCCCCGGGCCAAACTTCTTCGAATCGTTACCGACCTACCAAACTCTATTGCCCGACACTTGATGTTTCAGCTTTCCACCTTTATATTGGTGCTTTTGCTGTGGCTCGTTTCCCTCGGCTCCACATTAGGGACACGTCCCCATCGTTGTACGCCGATTAGTTAGATTTCCAGGCGCGAGCCGACATTCGCATTCGCATTCGAGGCATCGTTATTCGCATTCGCATTCGAGACACCGCCATTCGCGTTCGCATTGTTGTACCCGCGATAGACCACACGGCCTAATGGGAAACTCTACCAGTTTGCAAAGTTACTCATTCTCTGTGCAAAAGATGAATGAATATTACACAATGAGCCAAAATAACATTGCAATGAAGCCTCCGAGCACTGTGCAAGCCCAGTCAATCCAGTCCCAAGGACAGCCGTGAAGTTTGTCTTTGAGTTCGAGACATGAGGCTGCGATGATGGCAGAATAGATGGCTGCCCATGGCGACAAGGCGCACAGCCCGACCAGCAAACCGCCGATTAGATGTTTGTAGCGGTTGCTTTTCTTTAGAAATGAGAAAATTTTGTTCATAACTTGTTGTGTTTTGAAAATTTGTTATTACCTTTGCAATGCGAGGGATGGGGTAACCTTTAGAGACCCGCTCTCGTTCCAGCCAAGTTTTCTAACTTGGCTTTTTTATTTGTACTATATCTGTCCCTTGTATGCAGTAAATCAAATCAAACTTTTTATACTGGGATGTTCCCTTGAGACCATTGAATTTAGCAAGACCAGCTTGGAAGTTCTCCGCTGAGAAATTGCCGTTAGGGAAGAATAAAACTGCGATTTTTGATTCTGGTTTAGATGCACAATGTTTGAGAGCATTTCTAATATTATTAGATGTGCCACTTTCTGCACCGGCGACCTCGAATTTAAGATCATCCCAAAGTCCCTCGCAACTCTTCCCTTTATACACATTCTGTGGCTCGTCCTCTAAAATAACAGAATGTCCATGTTTATATCCAACATCTTGTATTGTGGTTTCATACCAGCCTTTGTCTTTGTCTAAGTTGTGCCCAATATGGGTGGCTTTTAAGCCCCCGTTCTTTTCATCAAAGGCAACATCTTTATATTTATCATCTTTGATGAGTTTGCCATATAAGGAACGATTCTTTTCGATGTGCTCATTTTGAACATCTTTGATGCACCGAAGTAACTTGCACGCAGCACACAATTCATTCTCAGGAACAACCTTCGCCAACTTGATTTTGCCCTTTGCGACATCGCAGTCACGACACCGACGAATAGTGTAGGGGTTGTAGTCGGGTATGGTCTTGTCTTCCTTTCCTGGATTGAAATGGAAGATCCCCTTTGTGTCACGTTGAAGAGCTTCTTCGCCCAGCGCCATTGCCTCATCGTGGGGTGTGGCAGGATATTTGGACTTGCGCACCTGCACTACGGTGCAACGACAGTTCCATCCGTTGGGTGGATAGTATTCCCCCCAGAATGGGTCTGACGGCGGAAGCGTCACGCCATTAAGTGCAGCGTGTTCTGGACGCACCTTGCCATCGTTTGCCGTGCGGTACTGGAGGTTGTAGCGGTCTCCGTCCTCCGAGAACCGTTCCCATTTGGCAGCCATCTCCGCAGATGATTGTACGAAGTTGTACTCCGCGCGGAGGTAGTTGGAGTTGTAGGTGTTGTCTATCTTTCGAACATCATTCAAAAAGGCTTCGAATGTCTTTCTATTGCCGTTAGAATCCAGCAAGGACGGGAACGCCTCGTTGAGTTCGTGGAATGTCTTCATGCCCGAGAAAATATAGTCAGACCGCTGGAGGCGCTTGCGCATAGCGTCAGACATCTCCACTTGTTTGAAAGTGGAATCCAATGCTCCGGCATGTGCGTTGATGAACTCCTGAACTTTCGGTTCTGCCAGCACCTCGATGCGGAACTCCGACCCTTTCTGAGAATAGAGCGTGCGCATCATGCCGTCGAACAGTTCAGAGAGCTGCTTACGTATTTGCTCCTGTTCCTTAGACAGCGACAAGGTTTGTGGATCATCGCCTAACAGACGGGCGTAGCGTTGGTGCAGCCCCAGGTAATCGCTGGGGCTCAATCGAAAAAAGGACTGTGTGCGTTTTGCTGCTGTTTCTTCTTGTCGTCTTGCGGCTCGCTGTTACCATCGTCTCCCCCATCGTTGTCATCCCCTCCTGTCGGTTGCATGGGCTGAGCATTGCGACGTTCGCCTACTGGCATACTATATTTCTCTGCAAAGTAGGATGGGTCCACCTCGTAGCGGTCGGCAACCATCGTTTCGTATGCCACCTGCTGCTCCGGTGTGTAATCGACGGCATCATCCCATTTGAAGCGCAGTCCCTTGATCGGGAAGCCGTGCTTCACCATGCGTGGGATAAGCTGGTTGTTCACGATGTCGCGCAGCATGGTGCAGTCGCTTTCAACCAGGTTCTCGAACACCTCCAGGTGTGTTTCTGACTGTGAGAGGCTGCTGCCGTCCTCAATGGTCATCGTCTGCCCGATGATGAGCTTTGACAGTTCCGAGTTGGCGCGGTCGATGCGCTTGTCATAGACATTGAAGGCATCGCCCTTGCCACTCTCTACAAACTCAATCTCCGTGTCCTGCCCAGCCACCATGTACTGGCTTGCCCCGGCACCCTTGAGCATCTGTTCAAGTCGTCCCATTTCCTTGGGGTCGCGTGAGGTTGTGCGTGCAATACGCATGGGCATTCCGAAGATTTCGCCGAAGGAATCCCAGAATGCCAACATGTTTTTCTTCGGAATGGTCTGCGTGGCAGCCTTCAAATACAGTCCGAGGTCGTCAGGCCGTCCGGCTTCTATGAGCCAGTCAGAGAATGGGGCTGAGTGGTAGTCTATGCCCGTAGTCCAGTCCTGCCCGAGCTGTTGAATCACACGGCCGTATTCAGGAATGACATGCTTCCGTGGAATGAGCTTCACATCCGTATAGCAAGGACATCCATCGCCATCGGTGGTGAGGTCGCCAAGTTCGATGAGCGAGTGTCCCCAAAGATTGGCGGCAAGCGCGTATTCGAGCATTTGCTTGAACCAAGCCTGGTCGAAATAGTGGTGTGCCTCCTCGCTCTCATTACCCTTTGGATCGACTAGTTTGAAGGACTTCGCCATGACGAATCCTACACGCTGGCGAACACAGCCCGATAGGTGAAGGTCAATATCCACATCGCGGTATATGTCGTAGAGACGTTGGCGGTTCGGGCTGTCCACATTTATAGCCATCTGCCAGGCGTTGCGCCAGTCGGCAATGTCCCTGCGTGTAAGCGCATCGGTGGTGCGTTGCAGTTCGATGACCATCTTCTTTATGCGCTTGCGGTCAGACGACTTCGCAAGGTTGAAGTCCCCGTTTGGCGTGTGCAGTATATTTTGACTGCCACCTCCGAACATACCGCTGAAAAAGTTCTTTATATCCATAGCGTTACCAGTTATGTCGTAATTGTTTCTGTGAACCGAATATGAGCAAGTCGCCAGTCGGTGTGCCGTCTTCGTCGGTGTTGAGCGGCAGGTCGGGGATGATTTTTCCGGCTTGCACGCCTTCCAGCCACTTTATGGCACGCTCGTAGCGCTCCTTGCGTATTTCGCTGCCCATCTTTTGGGGCATAGCGGCAATCATGTGATAGAGCGCAATGTCGGCGGCATACATTACCACCAAACGGTTGCGGTTTTCGCCTTCAGCCGAGAACACCGCTTCCGTGTCGTATTTTGGTCTGAGGTAGCCGGCAATCTCCTCGCAAGCCTCCAGTTCCGCATTGTCGCGTATCTCCTGCGATGCCTGCGACACGACCTTCAGCGCATTTTCGCCTATGACCACTCTGTAGTCCTCTTCCGTGATAAACATAGTAAGCCTCCTTCCTAATGCGTCACATAAATGGCACGACGCTCGATGTCGGCAACCTTTACACCCTTACGGAAGCGGTGCTTGGCAACCAGTTCGCGGATGGTGCGTTTCGGTACGACCTTCAGCGAGCCGTTCATGTAAATCACATAATACTTCATGCCAAGCAGCTTTGATAGCTTGTTGGCTTTCTTGATGGCACGCTTGCACTGCCATCCCCAGATAATGTCCTTTATTACTTGTATCATTGTTACCAAATGTTTTTGGCGGTCGGTCTTTTGCCGAACACCGGTTTGAAACTTTCCTGTCTTGTATTGCGCTGGAGTATCCATATAGCGCCTTCATCAGCGTCAGGCGCATCGTCATGCACACGGCTGCCACGCTCCAACGCCAACGTCTGTTCTATGCCCACCTGCATATCGGGGTCTTCCTTCTTGCGCTCGTTGTACCAGACAAAGCCACGTTCCCAAAGAGGGCTGACCGCCTCGATACGCTGGATTTTGTCTGGCTTCTTCCGCTTGTCGGGCATGATGGGCAGCTGGTAGCCACGCAGCTCACCTTCCACGGCAAACTCGTCCAAAATCACATCCTGCATGAAGTTCGCTTCCATGAAGAACTGAATAGCCACCGTGTCGCGTGTACGCTCGTAGAGGTCGTATAGCCATCGAACCATCTCGCTGACTGTCGCCTGGCGCACGAAACTGTCTATGAGATGCAGTTCCGAGCCAATCTTTCCCCATAGGCGACTCGCCTTGTAGTCGTTGGAGGTTGTCGATTTGAACGACGGGTCGGTGTAACACACCAGCATGTCGTACTTTTCGAGCTTTGGCAAACGCTTATATCGAATCCAATCCGCACGGAAGATAGTACCGTCCACGATAGGGTTGTGCATCATCTCCTTCTCCCAGGCACGATAGCCCACGAAGTCGCGGTAAGCCTGCGCCTCCTCTTTTGTCCATTTCTCCTTCCATACCGGTTCTCCGTTACGATCGACCGCTACGATTTTAGAAAGGAACACTCCCTTCGTACGTGAGAGATTGTAGAGCACAGAGTTCTTGCTGATGAGGTTGCCCACCATAATGAAGCGGCCACGGCCCACATCAAGCGCACCGAAGAGCGCCTCCTTCACCCAGTCGGTGAGGTCGTGTACGAGTTTGTCGTTCTTGCAAAGCTGATCGTCGTCAAGGTCATCGATGACGATGTAGTCAGGACGTGATTCACGGTCACGCAGACCACGAGGCGACTGCCCACGACCGCAGGCAAGGAACTTCACACCGCTCTTTGTCTTGAACTCGCCCTCCTGCCATCCGCCGTCGTTCTTCTGCTGTCCGAAGTCGGCAATGAGACGCTGGTTGTATTCCAGTTCCGCTTGAATATCTCCAAGCAGTCGGTCGGCATTGTCCTCCGACTTTCCCACAACCACCATAAAGTTGATAAGCCGCTTCGGTTGGAACATCAACCAGAGCGGCGTGAATACATCAAGGTGGGTCGATTTGGCGTGACCGCGTGGCCACATGAATACAGCCTTCAAGTCGGGCGTGTTTCGGACCTTGCGTGCAGCTTCGTTGTGGAACGGAGCGTTGTGAATGGTGCGTATGACCTCACCGGTCGTCTTGTCACGCAATTGCAGGAAGTGTGGAAAGTAATACTCGCAGAACGCTGCGTAGTTGTTGAGCAAGCGTTTGATACGCATGTCCCTTTCTACTGGCGTTTCGCTTTTCAGGAGTGACGTGTCCGTAATGGCTTGCACTTGCCGGCATCGCTCTTTCCACTCCTCGTATGCCTTTTTCTTTTCCGCAGCTGTTGCCATAGGCTGCCTCCACTATTTTATGCCCATCTGTTCTGTGATGTACATGTCCTGGTACTTGTTGATTACACGCATCAGTTCGGGAGTCACCTCTGGGTCTGTCTGCGAGCGGTACTCCAGCCACTTGGAGAACGCCATGAACACCTCGATGGCATCCACCACATTAGCCTTCTTGTCGAGCTTCTCAATGACCGACGAGAGTTTAGCCAGCTTGTCGCCAAGTCCTGCAATGAGTGCAGGGTCGTCAGAACCATTCACTTGTGTAATGAGTGTGTCGATGGTGAGCAACAGTTTGTTCACCAGTTCAGGGCGTGTGATGTTCTTGGCGGCACGAGCCTCTTTCCACCCCTCGGCTGAGCACCATTTGGATATGGTGACGCGCGACACGTCCACCTTCTCCGCAATCTCCTGCTGCTCCATGCCCGAAAGATAGAGCGTGCGTGCCAGCGATTTCTTTTTTTCAATATCTGCCTTTGTCATGTTGATAAGGTTTTTGTTCACATCAGGGCATACCACGCCCCGATTCCTTCTGCAAAAGTGCCACGATTTCGGTGGCTCTCCAAAAAAGTGTGCAATGGTTTCATAGAAGTGTGCAACCATTGCACACTTTTTTGGCGGACAGACAATTACCTCGTAATATTGCACTGCGAATCGGGCAATGCAGCCCAGAAAACGACAATGATATGAGTAAAGGAAAACGCGTAAGAATAACCAACGATAGCCTGAACAGCTACGGCACAAGAGTGCTGACAGCTGGCATGAACGTGGAGCAGTATCAGCGCAACCCCGTCCTGCTGTATATGCACGAGCGTGGTAATGTGATAGGCTATGTGAAAGACCTGAAGGTGGAGGATGGTGAAGTGACCGGCGAATTGATGTTTGACGAAGCATCCGAACTATCCACACGCTGTAAGAAGCAGTATGAGTTCGGCAGTCTGAAGATGGTGAGCGCAGGGCTTGACATTCTGGAGACAAGTGAGGACCCCGAACTGCTTGTGCAGGGTCAGACCAGTCCTACCGTCACCAAGAGCAAACTGTTTGAGGTTAGCTTGGTGGACATTGGAGCCAATGATGATGCCATCGTGCTGCAGAAGGACGGCAAGAAGATTACTCTCGGCAAGGACAGCGAGTGTCCCTTGCCAATGTTGAACAATAATAATCAAAAACAAATGGAACAGAAACAGTATGCCCTGCAGTTGGGCTTGCCGGAAACGGCGACTGATGCGGAGATCACCGCCAAGCTCAACGAGCTGAATGCCGCTAAGCAAGAGAACGAGAGACTCCAGAAGGAGAAGGAGACCCTCACGCTTGCCAGTATCACTGCCGTTGTGGAGAAAGCAGTCGGCGAGAAGCGTATCGCCACAGACAAGAAGGACGAGTTCATCAACCTCGGCAAGGAAATTGGCCAGGAGAAGTTGGAGCGCATCATCTCTGCCATGTCGCCACAGATGAAGCTCAGTGCCGTTATCGGTCACCATGGTGGAGCTCCAACCCAGCAGCCTGCCACATACAAGAAACTGAGCGATGTGCCGTCTGCTGAACTCCTTACACTCCGCAAAGAGCAGCCCGAGGAGTATAAGCGACTCTACAAGGAGGAGTACGGCATGGAGTGTGAACTTTAGTACAAACCAATAATACAAAAAGAATGAAAACAATTTTGACCATGATTACGGCTTTGCTGTTCAATGCGTTTACAGGAGCCGTGTTCGGTATGACTTTGGGCGTATCGCCCGTGGCAGGTGCAGTAGGTGCCAATGCCATCGCATTAGCCGTGAGCGGTGCAATGCCAGTGGGCGTGGCACGCGAGGGCGTGCTTAAGGAGATTTGGACTGGAGAGTTGGTTAAGTCCTTGCGTGAGTTTCTCGCAGGAACTTGGCTTGATGGAATCCCCGACAGTTCAAGCATCGTTGACAATGATGTGATTCACTTGGTGGAGGTTGGCGTTGACCCTGACGTGCTTGTCAACAACACCACCTACCCAATCCCCTTGCAGGCACTTGATGACAAGGACATCGCCATTAAGCTTGACAAGTTCCAGACCAAGGTGACCCCTATCACCGATGATGAGTTGTACGCCATCAGCTACGACAAGATTGCCCGAGTGAAGGAGAGTCATTCAAACGCCATCAACGATGGCAAGTTCGCCAAGGCAGCACATGCGCTCTGCGCCCAGAAGAATACAGCCAAGACCCCAGTGCTGACCACCACCGGCGAACGTGATGCTGCTACTGGTCGTCTCAAAATGACCGTCAAGGACCTGCTTGCGATGAAGGCAGCCCTCGACAAGTTGGGCGTTCCGACCACCAACCGTCGCCTCGTATTGTGTACCGACCATGTGAACGACCTCTTGGAGACCGATCAGCGTTTTAAGGAGCAGTACAACATCGACCGCAACACCGGCAAGGTGGGTAAGCTCTACGGCTTTGACATTTATGAATTTGCCAATACCCCTTATTACACATCCAATGGAGTGAAGAAGGCAGTCGGCGACAAGGGAGATACCGCAGGTGATTTCCACTGCTCATTTGCATTCTATACACAGCGTGTGTTCAAGGCTACTGGCTCCACCAAGATGTACTGGAGCCCTGCCGAGAACGACCCTGAGTACCAGCGCAACAAGGTGAACTTCCGCCACTACTTCATCTGCATGTTCAAGAAGGCAGACGCAGGTGTCGTAATGACCAGCGGATATAAAGCTGAAGCGTAATGGCGAGAATGAAGTATTTAGTCCTACACTGCACAGCCACCCCTGAAGGTCGTGAGGTAACTTCGAATGAGATATGCCACTGGCACACTGACCCGGTAAGCAAGGGTGGGCGTGGCTGGAAGCAGGTAGGCTATACCGACCTGATACACTTGGACGGCAAGGTGGAACGCCTTGTCGATAACAACGAAGATGCGGAGGTCGATCCGTGGGAAGTGACCAACGGTGCCAAGGGCTACAACAGTGTGAGCCGTCATGTGGTGTATGCCGGTGGCTGCACCAAGGATATGAAGCATCCCAAGGATACGCGCACCCCTGCGCAGCTGAAAGCGATGACCGACTATGTGCGGAACTTTCATCAGCGTTTTCCGCAGATTAAGATTGTAGGTCATTGCGACCTTCCGGGCGTGAATAAAGCCTGTCCTGCCTTCGATGTAGCCAAGTGGCTCAAGTCAATAGGAATATACCAACAGTAAAAATATGGATGGCATGAATATCAGCGAAGTCCTGAACATCCTCCTTGGCGGAGGTCTGGTGGCTACCATTGTTGCAATATGCACGCTACGGGCTACCATAAGGAAAGCGAAAGCGGAATCGATGAAGGCGGAAGCCGATGCCGAGACGGTGCGTATGGACAACGCCGAGCATGCCACCCGTATCTTGGTAGAGAACATCGTGAAACCATTGAAGGAAGAACTCAATGAGACAAGAAGATACCTCGAAGCCTCGAAACGCGAGATGGCGCGTCTTCGGAAGGCTATCGAAACTGCGAACAGTTGCAAGCATCATGATGACTGTCCTGTTCTTGTCGGGCTGCGCGACAAGCCGAAAAGCGAGCGTAGCCACGGAGGAAAGCGTGAAACAAGTATCCGCGGACACCCTCCAGAGCGAGGTGCGTCAGACATGGACGGAGACAGTACCACAGGAGGAAGCCAAGCTGGAGATACCTCTGGCGGAACTGACTAATCTGCCCGAAAAGGCAGAGTACCGAGCCAAGAACGGACGAGCCAGCGCAACCGTGCAGAACAAAGGTGGCATCATCGTGGTGTATGCCACTTGCGACAGTCTGCAACGCCAGTGCGAGTACTATGAGCGCCAGATGGCGAGCTACAAGAAAGCATTGGAGCAGCAGAAGAATGAAGCCAGAACGGAAAAGGAACGCAGTTCAAATCCGTGGAAGATGCTTCTCATCGCCTTTATTGTCGGAGTGGCGACCGGCACAGTATTAACAATCATAACAAGAAAGATATGGCAAAAAGTGTTTTAGACGGAACTGACCTTATCCTTTCCATGGGTACCAATGCCCTCGGCTTTTCCACCGGTTGTAAGGTGTCCACATCAGCGGAGACCGGTGAACGTGTGACTAAAGAGGCTTCTGGTGGCAAGTGGAAGGAGTCTTACATCAAGAGTTTCTCCGAACAGATTACCGCCGATGGTGTTGTGCTTACTGACGGCACGGATGAGGTGCCTTCGTATGACCAGTTGAAGGACGCAATGCTTAAGGGTGAGCCAGTGGAGGCAGCGTACAATCTGCGTGAAGGAGACAAACGCACAGGTAAAGCCACTGGCGGATATAAAGGCAAGTATCTGATTACCTCTCTTGACCTTGACGCACAGGCTGGTGACGATGCCAAGTATTCAATCACGCTTCAGAACTGTGGCAAGGTGGATAAAGTGGGTACGGGTATCACAGACACCACTCAGCAGACTGAATAACAACATCGCGTATGAAAAAGACAAAAATCAAGGTTGGCGACAAGGAGTTCCCTTGCCGTGTGACCATGGGCGCAATGGTGCGCTTCAAGAATGAGAGCGGTAAGGACGTGAGCAAGCTGGAGAAAACCAATATCTCCGAGCTGGTACTGTTTGTTTACTGCTGCGTGAAAAGTGCGTGCAATGCTGACAAGGTGGAGTTTGACTACGACTTCCAGAGCTTTGCTGACCTTATGGAGCCCGACGCAGCGAACACCTTCTACGAGGATATGGGCGGTGAAGAAAAAAAAACGACCAACCAGGCGGAAAAGAAGTAAGCGTCGAGGAACTGTTGGGTATGGCATTGGGGTGCATCGGGATGAGCAGAGAAGACTTTGAACGATGTACCCCTTTTGAGTTTTACAAGGCATGGGAGCGATGGTCGGAAGCCAAGCGCGATGCGGAACGCAACGAGTGGGAACGCACAAGAGTGTTGGCGCTCTTTGCCATCCAACCCTATGCAAAAAGCAATCTTCAAGCGCATGACGTTCTACCGTTCCCTTGGGATGAAAAGCAGGAAGAAAAGCGTGAGGAGGTGAGCAAGGACGAGTTCAATGCACGCTTTGAGGCTGCCAAGAAACGTTACGGACTGAAATAAGAAAAGACAATGGCAAAAGCAGTAGAATTTAGAATAAACATCAAGAGCGAGGACGGCGGTGTTCTGAAACGTCTGACAGTGGAAGCCGACGGTCTTGACGACATACTCTCCGAGGTGGGAAATACCGCTGTGGCCACTGGCAACAGACTGCGCGAGATGGCAGACAAGAGCCTCGTGTTCGATACAGCCGTCCGCTCGATCCGCGACCTCAGTGACATGGTGGGCGGACTTGCCGAGCCTTTCGACAGTTTTGAGACCGCCATGCGCAGTGCCAACACTATGGCAGGAAAGAGTGGGGACGAGTTTGAAGCACTGACTGGGCAGATAACGGAACTGAGCAAGAACATACCGCTTGCGCGTGAGGAACTTGCCAACGGCTTATACCAGGTTATATCCAATGGCGTGCCCGAGGATAACTGGATAGAGTTCCTCAACAAATCAAGCCGTAGTGCGGTTGGTGGTATTGCGGACTTGGGAGAGACGGTGACCGTTACTTCCACGCTCATCAAGAACTATGGTCTGGAATGGGATCAAGCAGGAAACATCCAAGACAAGATACAGATGACGGCCAAGAATGGTGTGACCAGCTTTGAGCAGTTGGCGCAGGCATTGCCCCGTGTGAGTGGTAGTGCATCTCAGCTTGGTGTCTCCATGGACGAACTGATGGCAGTGTTCGCCACTACAACGGGTGTGACTGGTGACACGGCTGAAGTATCCACTCAGTTGGCTGCCGTGCTCAACTCACTTATCAAGCCTTCTGCTGAGGCAACTAAAGCTGCCAACGAGATGGGCATCGGTTTTAATGCAGCCAGTATTCAGGCTGCTGGTGGTTTAGAGAACTTCCTGCTTGGTTTGGATGCAAGCATACAGGAGTATTCGGCAAAGACTGGACAGTTGAGTCAAACCATTTACGGACAGTTGTTCGGCAGTGCTGAAGCAATGCGACTACTCGGTTCGCTGACTGGCGAACAAAAAGAAAAGTTTTCGCAGAACATTGGAGCGATGGCAAACTCCGCAGGAGAGATAGACGCAGCCTTCGACAATATGGCATCTACGGGAGAGAGCCTACGTCAGACGCTCGCTAACCAGATGCACGCCATGATGGATTGGGCTGGCTCAATAGCCAGTACTTCTGCACCTTATGTGGAATGGATAGCTAATAGCGGCATCGCCCTCATGAGTATGGTGCAGCTCAGCAGCGGCATCAAAACTGTGGTGGCAGGACTGAAAGCTGTGAAGGTGGCCACGCTTGCGCAAGCAGCTGCAGCAAAGGTGGTGGCTGTCGCATCCAACATTTGGAAGGTGGCACAGATTGCCCTGAATTTTGTGCTCAGTGCCAACCCCATCGGCATTGTCGTGATGGCTATAGCGGCACTTGTGGGTGCATTGATAGCGGCGTACAATAACTGTGAGACTTTCCGCAACATCTGTGATGCAGTATGGGCAGCAGTGAAGAAAATAGCATCAGCCGTATGGGACTTTCTTGTCAAGGCATTCGAAAAAGCAAGTGCCGTGATAAAGAAGGCATGGGAATGGGTGAAGAAATTCTTCGGCATAAAGGACGAGACCACAGCAAGGCAGACGGCAGATTTGGAGAAAAACACCAAGGCCACGCAAGCGAACACCAAGGCAAAGACTGCGAACGCCCAGACCGCCTTGAAGAACAATAAGAAACAGAACGCCCCCTCAACAGACAGCGGAAACGGCAGTGGTAAATCAGGGAACCAGGACAAATACAGCGGAAAGAAGCTTATCGCCAATGCCACGAGTTACAAGGAACTTGGCAATAATATCCAGTATTATCAGAATAAACTGGAAACTGCCAACGGAACGGACACCAAGACCATTGCGCTCTACGCAAAGAAAATCGCAGCCCTGCAAAAACAGCAGGATGCGATAACGCAGTTGCAGGAGGCAGCAAGCCGTCCCACCGAACTGAACACCCTGAAGGACATCGATGCAGAAATCACCTATCAACAGGGATTAAGGGAGAATGCCTCTGCAGAGGAACTTGCAGTAATCGATGCTGAAATACAGCGTTTGAATGACCTTAAAACAGCGTTTGAACGCAGTTCGCATGTTGATGTCGGTTTGGACAAGATACAGACATACCGCCAGCTTGAAAAAGAGCTGCAGTATTATACAGACTTGTTGAAAACCGCTACAGAGACAGAGCGCATCGAGATACAGAAGCAGATAAATGCCCTTAACGACCTGAAGAAGAAATGGGACGATACTCTTGATGAACTGAAGAAGCCGGAGGACATCTCCCGACTGAACACAATACGCTCATTGGATGATGCCATCAGTTACTATCAGACCAAGCAGAAGAACGCCAGCGCATCGGAGATAGACGACATACAGCGCACGGTGTTGGAACTGGAGAAGAAGCGTGATGCCATGAAGCAACTCACACGTATCCCCGAGATGGAGGAGGAAGTGGCGAAGCTCGACAGTATGGAGGGCAAGACGCTGACCCTCGAACTGAAAACCATTGGGCTTGATGGTGTGAAGAAACGCATCAAGGAACTCCAGGATATGTTGGCTGACACGAAAAGTCCTATGGACGAGTCGCAGCGAGCCTCCATACAGAAGCTCATCGGCAGTTATGAGGATTACGAGAAGCGCATTCGCAAAAGCGATGTCACGTTAGGTAAGTCGTGGAGCACGGTCAAGGGTGTGGGCAATGGTATCACCTCGCTCACCGATGCGCTGCAAGGCAACCGTGATGCATGGTCCACAATAACAGGTGTTGTCGATGCTGCCATACAGATATATGAGGGCATCAACGGCATCATCTCAATTATTCAGACCTTGACCGCCGTGACTGGTGTTTCCAACACTGTGACCGCTGCAAGTGGAGTGGCTGCTACCACAGCTGCTACGGCAAAAGTAGCGGCAGCCCCTGAAGAGGTGGCGGCATCGGTTGCTACGATGGCGGCAGTAAAGGCAGAGGCAATGGCGTACCGCGAACTTGCAGCTTCAGAGTTTATGGCTGCACACGCCTACATTCCGTTTGCAGGTGCTGGCATCGCAGCTGGATTTATAGCCATGATGCAGGGGCTTGTTGCTTCAGTTGCCGTTACACCATTCGCCAATGGTGGTATTGTGTATGGCCCGACCTTGGCGCTGATGGGCGAGTATGCCGGAGCGAAAAGCAACCCGGAGGTGATAGCTCCACTGAATAAACTGAAGTCGCTGATTGGCGACAATGGTGGTGGCGGTGGTGGCATATATGAGCTGAAGGTGAAAGGAAGGGACCTTGTGGCGGTGCTTGCCAACGAGACGAGAATAAACAGAAAGGGAACGAACATCAAAATATAAGAAGCATGTATCTGCACGGACATTTTTACAACCAAAAGGAAGAACGCATCGAGGTGCATATACTGACTGGCGGTGACCGCACAAAGGAAACCGTCATTGGTGAGGAGAACGGGGAACTGTCGTTTACTGATGATCCAGTGGAACTGACGAGTCAGGTAAACGATACGTTTGACCATTTGCTCTGCCAGCAGGCTACTGTACGCCTTCTGGCACGGAACTTCGTGCCGGACTTCTTTTGTGCCTCATGCCGTGACGCTGTGGTGAATATCTACCGTGAGGGGAAATGTCTCTTTGCCGGATTTATCGAACCGCAGAGCTATTCGCAGGGCTACAACGAGGAGTTCGACGAGATAGAGTTGAGCTGCATCGATGCGCTCACGGCATTGCAGTATGCTAAATATCGTGATGTCGGCTCGCTCGGTGTACTATATAATGTAGTAAAGGCGGAGGCGGAACAACGCACATTCTTGGCGATGCTGAAAGAGATTTTGGGCGGAGTGACGGCTGAGCTTGACATCGTGGGTGGTAATGCCATGCGCTACCTATACGATGGAAGTAAGGCTGTGGATGATTTGGCAGGTAACCGCTATGCGATATTCGGGCAGCTGACGGTGAGCGAGTTGCTTTTTCTTGGTGATGAGGAGGATGACGTATGGCAGCAGGATGAGGTGTTGGAGGAGATACTGAAGTACCTGAGCCTCCACATCGTGCAGGATGGGTTCACGTTTTATCTGTTCTCCTGGGAGAGCGTGAAGGGCGACGAACGCATATACTGGCGAGATTTGCTGACTGGCGCAAGCGTGACGACGGCCCGGCAGACAACGGACATCGTGACAGGTTTGGTGACAGACACGGATACGAAGATAAGCGTAGGCGAGGTGTACAACAAAATTATGCTGACTGCCAAGGTGGAGAGTATGGAGAGTGTGATTGAAAGTCCGCTGGACAACGATCTTCTGAAAAGTCCATACAGCAACAAGCAAAAGTATATGACGGAATACAGCAGTGATGGTGAGGGTTCGAGAGCGTTAAATGCCTTTGACGCTATGACTCACGGACAGGAGACCTCCTATAGTGGTGGCTGCGTGACGGATTGGTATGTGCAGATGATGAACAACAGTCAGTGGCTGTTCCCAAAGAGCGGGGGCGCTAACCTGATGGAGGAATACTGCAGTGAGGGGCGAAACCAACATATACTGCCGAACTGGTTGGCGAAGAACCAGGGTGCTGCCATCATTGCACTTGGTAAGGTGGAAAAGAAAACGGACGGAAAGGACAACTCTCCGACATCGAAAGTGGAAATGACGAACTACCTGGTGGTGAGTGTGAACGGCAACTGTGACGACAAGGAGGCAACCACCTATCCTAATACCAACTCGCTAAAGGCAGGCATACCGAGGGCCGTGTATAACGGCAGCATGACTGGTGGTGTCTTTTCGCCTACAGACGAGGGAACGACGAACTACATCGTGCTGAGCGGAAAACTGGTGCTGAACCCTGTGATGGCATTGACGGACACCTATAAAGCAATATACAACTATGATGGTGGAAAATGGGGAAATCTATTTACCGGAATTGGTAAATGGTCAGGTGTTACGGTGCCGAGCCGAAACAACGGTGACGGTCGATACTACACGCAGCAGTGGTGGAAGGCAGCATTGCCTAATGAGACAGTGGCATGGGATATGGAAACGGCGCACGGCTTTGTTCCGTTCACGGATACCGGCCCTCAGTTGTATGAGTTCAAGTATAGTGCCATTGGAGACGGCAGCGACCATATATCAAAGGTGGGTGTTCTGGCTTGTATGCTGATAATAGGGGATAAGTGTGTGGTGGAAAAAGGCACAGAAGGACAGGTGACAGACTTCGAGTGGCGGAAGTACAAGACGCTGGAGGAGTGTTCCACTGAGGACGAATACTACCAGCAGTGTTTCACGATAGGTTTTGACCCGAAAATTGGAGACAAGATAGTTGGTACCAAGTTCGATTTGCAAAACAACGTGAACTATGAACTCGGCATCGATGCGGAGGGCATAGCGATACCAATCAAAAAGGCAGATAAGGTGAGCGGTAGGGTTAAGTTTATGATCCTGGGACCGGTGAACGCCTTGTGGGACGTGGTGACGAGACGTCACAAGACGTGGTTCAGACACACGAAATGGAACAGTACGACGATACCGCTGCTGGCGCATGTGAGTAGTATCATGGTGGAGCAGTTTGAAGTGAAGATATACAGCGACAACGGACTGGTGAACAACACTGGTGACAACGACCTCGTTTATATGAGCGACACGAAAGAGAGTTTTGTTAACGTGAAGGACGACATCGAAATGAAAATAAACTCAGCACTTACAGCTGCGGAGTGCCAGACGTTGGACGTGACGGACAGCGTGAAGATGAGCACCCCATTGAACACACTTACTGGCGAGGGACTACTGGCGGTATATGACTATTCGAGGAGTGTGAGCGCTAAGCCTGAGCAGTTGTATGTGGACTACTATTACAAAGAGTGGCATGCACCAAGGGTTGTTATGACGCAGAAGTTGACGGATACAGATGGTGGCATCGTGAGTTTGTTCGCTCACTATCGCCATCCCATGATGGATAAAACCTTCTTCGTGCAGGGCATCAGTCGCAACCTTGAGGAAGGATATGCAGAAATGACACTTAAGGAGATTGAGCAATGATAGACATCAAGGTAATAAAGAAACCAAAGAACGAGGGCAGTACGTCGGCACTGAGAACGAGCGGCACCGCTTACGGTGGCATGGCAGTGAAGGAGGCTGCGCATGCGGCCAAGGCTGACATCGCAGAACTGGCGAAGGAGGCTATCCATGCCAAGGACAGCAACCATGCGATAGAAGCTGATCACTCAAAGGAGGCAGACCATGCTGTGAACGCAGATGAGTCGAAACATGCACTGGAGGCGGACCACGCCAAGGAAGCAGACAATGCAGACAAGTGGGATTACCATGAGTTTGATGATTATCTGAATCAGCCAGTGAGAAAGACTGATGGTGTGACCTTTGACTCCGTGACCTCGGACAGCATAAGAAGCGCTGGGCAGTTTGTGGACGGACTGCTGGGCGCAGGGTTTCAACTGTGGAAAGGTGAGGATGGGCGCACCTACCTGACGGTGGATAAACTGACGGTGAGGCAGACGATGGCCGTGTTGGAGCTGCTCATCGAGAAGGTGAGGAGCGTGGGCGGTCAGATATGCGTGAGCGCGGCCAACGGACGCATCAAGACCGTGGAGGAATCGGGCGAGCACTATCTTATCACCTTCGAGCAGGAGAATATGTTTGTACAGCACGACCTGGTGCGCTGCCAGACGTTCACGGGCAAGGATATGCGGAGCTACTGGGTGGAAGTGACCGATGTTACGGAGACTGGCATCGTGGTGGTGAAGGAGGAGTTTGAGGGCGTGGAGCCGAAGGAGGGCGATGAGTGTGTGCTGATGGGCAACACGGCGAACTCCGACCGCCAGAATATGGTGCTCATATCGGCCACCGAGGACGGTCAGCCGAGAGTTGATGTGATGGACGGTGTGAGTGGCAAGACCTTTGACAACGCTTTGCGTGCAAGGCTCGGTAACCTGGACGGCATTAAGGACGACAAGTTTCCGGCAGACCGCCAACCACGGGGCAACGGACTGTATGCAGACAACGCCTATATGAAGGGAACCTTCGTGCTGGAGACAGGCGAGGACGTGAAGACTCGGTTTGAGATAACGGAGGGCAAAGTGCAGAGCGCGATTGACAGCGTGAGGAACGATTTCCTAAGCGAGAAGGGCTATCTGAACAACCCGACGTTTGCATCGGGACTGGAGAAGTGGAACTCGGAGAATGAGACGGTGTTCTTCCTCGTCGGCAACAGGTGGATATGGGCCAACGGCGCAGCACTATCGAAGAAGGGTGACGGTGCGAGCGTGGTGACAGACATGGGACGCAAGGTGGTGCGGATACGCAACAAGTATATCCGACAGAAGCATGAGAATCTGCGCTTTGTGCCGACCTTTCCGACAAACGGCGAGGGGAAGAAGGAAGCCTTGCCAGTGTATCTGAGTTTCTTTTATCGCTGCGCAAAGAGCGGCACGCTGAAGATAGGTTTTGAGAATGTTGACAAGACGGGGTTTGCGGATTTCAACAGTATGGAGGTAAGCGAGGAAATCGCTGCTACCGGCGGCTATGTGCAATACACCTGCAGCGGACTGTGGAACGGTACGGGCGACTTCAAGCTGGCGTTTGACGGCGACATCTATCTGTATATGCTGGTGTTGAGCACAGACAAGATAGAGGCGCTGACGTACAAGTACAAAACGCTGTTTGAGCAGTCGGAGCGACTGGTGAAAATATCGGCAGCCGTGTATGACAAGGACGAGCGAGCACTGCAAGAGACGGGGCTGATGATACAACCTGAAGGTACGGGTATCTATATTAAGGATGCAAACGGCAAACTGGCTCTGATAGGTGTGGGCGTGGAGGAAACGGATGGTGAGGGCAATAAGAAAACCGTCATCAAGCTGACGGCTGACAATATCAAGCTGGAGGGCCTGGTGACGGCCAACGGCTACTTCAAGGTGAAGGAAGACGGCAGTATCGAGGCTGTGAATGGAACATTCCGAGGCCACGTGTACGCTGAGGGTGGAGCCATAGGCGGTTTCAGCATAGGGCATGGTCACATAGGTGGTGCAGATGTAATTTATAACGAAGATGGCACAATAGAGGTGAAGGATACCGAAAACGGTCTGTTCTTGTATGATGACATGATAGGGTTCAACGACAAGGGACGGCAAGCCATCTTCGGCACGTGGAACAACTACGGACAACCTATGCTATGCCGGTTGGTAGATACTGCCACTGATTACAACTTCGATTTTGGAATATCCCCGAAGTATGGCATCGTGTTCGACATAGAAAACTCCATGAACGGAAATTTCGCCTTTGCGGGTAAGGGTTCTGGTGTGCTGAATGGTGCTATGGACGGCTATGCGTACAAAAAAATAACCCTTGACCAGGTGAACACGGTATTTGTAGGCTATATGGACCTGCAGGCAGCGAACCGCTTCATCGTTAAGGCGACGCAAGGTTCTACCGTTGTGGCATTGCCCAAGATAGGGCAAGTGAGGGACGGTTTGGCCATTGGAAAGGATACCCCATTCTGTATGAGAATAACTATCATCGCCGATATAGGGTCGAGCAACTACAAGGTGTGTGGACGCTACAGCCAGCAGGACAGCAAAAAGGAATATCCTTGGAATACCGAGGAACTGCCTGTGATGGTACATTGGGATGGCGGACACTACGAGACACTGGATATGGGCAAGGGTGATACGCTTGAGCTGCTACTGGTGTATGACCCAGACAGCACCGAGACGCTGAACGGCTGGCCTACGAAATATACGGCAAGAATTATCAATAAACAATCATAACAAAAAGAGATATACGACTATGGCACTGACAGAAGAAGAGAAAAAGGAACTGGTCCAGGATGTGGTGAATCAGATAAAGACTGACAGCCAAAGTGTGGACGAGCTGGAAGCTGTGAGCACGCTGGACGGTGTGGTGAGCCTCCCTGCCATGAGAGGCGAGACGGTGGTGAGCGCCCCGTTGAAACTGCTGTCGAAACCTGCGGAGGACGCAGCTGCTGTCGCCAAGGCTTCTGCTGCTGTGGCTGACGCATCGGCAAAGAAAGCGGATACGGCAGCATCAACAGCGGCGGCAGCGGCCAAAACTGCCAACGATGCGGCAAGCAAGGCCACTGATGCCGCCCAGAAGACCAACGCAGCTGTGGCAAAGGCAGAAAGCGTGGAATCGGAGTACAAGGACACGGCTCTGGCAGCGAGGAACGGCGCGACAGCACGGTTTGACGGGCTGGTGGAAGGCGTGGAGATACTGCATGTGTCGTATGAGAAGGTGGATGCCGTGGTGTATGACACGGTGAAGAAGGCGTTCTGTGGCGTAGTGGGTCTGAACCGGTACTGCAACAACTGGATGGGCGCTGACATGTACATGAATGATGTGCGCACGGAAGTACTGAAAGACAAAGCGTATGTATGCGGTGGCGTGGTGTATGTGTGGAGCGACGAGGAAGAGAACCTGGTGGAGATAAGCGGAAGCGGCGGTGGCAACACCTATAACGTGACGGAGCAGGTTCCGCTGGAGAGCGGATACTATACGCTTGAGACCGCCATAGCAGCCGTGGAAGGAAAGGCACGCGCGAAGGGACGCTGCATAACCTACGAGACGGCACAGGGCAAATGGGAGACGAAGCAGTTCAAGGGCACGAACATCGAGAGCTGGGAGCAGGCGGCAAGCTGGGAGGACTTTGGCGGTGACGGCACGGTGAAGAGCGTGACGCTGAACGGCAAGAAGCTGGAGCCTGGCGAGGACGGCAACGTCGCCATCACCATCAGCGAGACTGAGGTGGACGAGAGCCTGAACGCAAGCTCGACGAACCCGGTGCAGAACGCTGCTGTGACGGCAAAGCTGATGGAGATAGAGGCGAGCACCGTCTTGGGCATGAACGCCGAACTGAGTGACGACGGCAGCAGCGTGCGCCTGGCACTGACCAACAAGAGCGGTGCGGAGATAGCGTCTGCGGACATTCCGGCAGGAAGCGGCGGTGGAGGCGGTGACGCTTCGACCACGAAAATCGTGCTGGATGCAGCCGTCAGCAAGACCATCATTAAGGAAGGTGACAGCGCGATGCTGACATGGACGTATGACCACCAGTACAGCAGCGGGGAGGAGAAAGGCACATCCACGGGCCAGAAGGCAACAGTCAGCATTGAGATGAAGAGGGGCGCGACCGTGATGTATGCAGACACGCAGCAGGATGTGAGCAAGGGAACCTATACCCTGGATCTGACGAAATACCTGCTGCTCGGAACGACAGACATCTATGTGAGGGCTACCACAACCGACCCGACCACCGGCAAGACACAGACGAGGCAGAGCTATGTGAGCGTGAAGGCTGTGACCCTTGCGCTGAGCAGCAGCTTCAACATAGCCGAGTGTGTCGCCAAGGGCGGCTACGGCGTGAGCGAGGCGGTGAGCATCCCCTTTGCGGTGAGCGGAAGCGGCGACAAAACCGTGACGCTGTATCTGGACGGACACCAGTGGGACTCGCAGACGGTGAAAAGAAGCGGCACGACGAACGGCAGTTTCTCCTTGTCGATGTCGGGAGTGAGCATCGGGCGGCACACGGTGCAGATCGTCGCCGAGATGGAGGCGAGCTCGGAGCTGACGCTGAAGAGTGAGAGCATCTACTTTGACATTCTGAAGGCCGGACAGAACGCCCCGTATATCGGCACGAAGCTGACCTTCGGCGACGGACGCATCTTTGCGGACGACCATCTGACTCCGACTATTGAAACCGGCCAGTATGAGCAGGTGAAATTTGACTTTGTGGCGTATGATCCGACAACGACCCCGGCGACGGTGGGTGTGTGGCGAGACGGCATTCGTACGCAGACGGTGAGCGTACCGAGGACTACGCAGGTATATACAAACCGTTTCCTGGAGCAGGGCGACGTGGCCATGGTGCTGAAGTGCGGCACAACGGAATACAAGCTGAACGTGAAGGTGACGGAGAGCGGCATTGACCTGAGCGAGGCGACTGCCGGACTTGTGCTGAAACTTACGGCAGCCGGCAGAAGCAATGTAGAGAGCGAGCCTGCTGAATGGCGTTATAACGACGTTCAAACGGTGTTTGAAGGTTTTGACTGGCAGAGCAACGGCTGGACGGGAGATGCCTTGAAGCTGACGAACGGTGCGAATGTTGAAATCGGGTACAAGCCTTTCGGCAACGACGCGACCACCACGGGCGCAACCTACGAGATGGAGCTGACATGCACGAACGTGACCGACCGCAGGGGTACGGTCGTGGACTGCATGACCGGCGGCGTGGGTTTCAGACTGACGACGCAGGAGGCTTTGATGCGGACGGGCGCAGGTTCGGAAGTAGGCACTAAGTTTGCAAGCGGTCTGACCCTGAAGATAGCCTTCGTGGTGCAGGAGAAGAAGGCTGGCCGACTGATGATGCTGTATGTGAACGGCATCCTATGCGGCGCGAAGCAGTATGCCTCGACGGACTCGCTGCTCCAGGCTGAACCGACGAACATCAGGATAACGAGCGAGAGTGCGGATGTGGAGGTGCGGAACCTGCGTGTGTACAACCGTGCGTTGGGTGATGATGAGGAACTGTCGAACTATATGGTGGACCGTCCGACAAGCGACGAGATGGTGGTGCTGTTCGAAAAGAACCAGGTGATGGACGACGAGGGCACAGACGTTGACATCGACAAGCTGAGGGCAATGGGCAAGAGCGTGATGAGGATCGTGGGCGACGTGAACCTGGTGAACCAGACGAACAACAAGAAGTTTGAGGTTCCGGTGGACATCTACTTCTACTCAGCCTACGGTAAGGAGTATGACTTCATCATCTACCAGTGCGGACTGAGAATACAAGGCACCTCATCGACGACCTACCCGAGAAAGAACTACCGCATCTACTTCAGCCGCTCGACGAAGTACGGCACTAAGCTGTATGTGAACGGTGTGGAGGTCGCAGACTTCAAATATTCGTTCAAACCAGGTGCAAGACCGATAGACATATTCTGTCTGAAGGCGGACTTCTCGGACTCTTCATCTACGCACAATACGGGTGCGGTGAGAGTGGTGAACGACATCTGGAAGAGATGCGGCTGGCTGACTCCGCCACAAATGGCCTACAAGGGCAACTATGATGTGAGAATCGGCGTGGACGGTTTCCCGATAGATTTGTTCTACGACAACAACGGCACGGGTGAGAACGTGTATCTTGGCAAGTACAACTTCAACAACGAGAAGAGCGGCAGCGGCATCATCTACGGCTTTGAGGGTATCGAGGGCTTCAATGACGAGGCTACACTGAAGGGCGGGCGCAACAAGTGTATCTGCCTGGAGTTCCTGAACAACTCGGAGACATTGTGCCTGTTCGGTACGAGCAACATGGACACGTTTGACGATGCTCTGGAGTTCCGCTTCAAGGCCGACGACACATGGGCGACGGCGCATGAGGACGACAAGGCGGCAGTGAAGCGCCTTTGGGAGTGGATATACTCTTGCAAGGGCAACCCGACGAAATTCCTGAACGAATATGCGGAATACTTCGGCAACGACTCGCCATTTGCATGGTATCTGATAACGGACTACTTCATGGCTGTGGACAACCGCGCGAAGAACATGATGCTCGTGACGTGGGACGGCAAGATATGGTATTTCATCCCATACGACATGGACACGGTGTTCGGTGAGCGCAACGACTCGGTTCTGAAATACGACTACACGATAACGTGGGAGACGATGGACGAGAGCATCGGCTCGTATGCGTTTGCAGGACACGACTCCGTGCTGTGGGAACTTGTGAGAGGCTGCCCGGACAAACTGAGGGAGGTGGCAGACAAGCTGCGAAGCACGATGTCGCTGGAGTATGTGCTGAAGGTGTTCAATGAGGAAATGATGGGCAACTGGTGTGAGCGCATCTACAACAAGGACGGTATCTACAAGTACATCAAGCCGCTGACGGAGGGTGTGACGACGGCTGACGGCACTACGAGTTACTATGACTATCTCTATGCACTCCAGGGCAGCCGATACGCGCACCGCACCTATACCATCCAGAACCGGTTTGCATTGCTGGACAGCCAGTATGTGTGCGGTACATACAGAAAGGACAGTTTCGCGGCCTACTTCGGCTATAAGTTCGGAAGTGACAACCGGAAGATAAGAATCACGGCGAGCGAGCGGTATTTCTTCGGGTACGGCTACACGAGCGGTACTCCGCACGAAAGCGCAGTGCTTGCGGAGGACACGGGAAGCCAGGTGGAACTGACGCTTGACACGGACCTCATCGTGAATGACCCGCAGTACATCTACGGTGCGAGTCGCATCATGGGGCTTGACCTGACGGACGTGAGCCATGCCATACTCCAGACTCTGAACTTGAACAACTGCTCCGCCCTGAGGACGCTTGACGTGAGCTGCGGCCAGACACAGACAACGCTGAACGCATTGCTGGTGAACGGCTGCCGAAACTTGCGTACTCTGAATATGACCGGCTTGAAGTCAGGCAGCTTCACCGGCATAGACTTGAGCAACAACACTAAGCTGGAGACACTGAAGGCAGGCAAGACGGCCCTGACCGGCGTGAACTTCGCACAGGGTGCTCCGCTGACGAGCGTAACGCTTCCGGCAACGTTGCAGACGCTGGAACTGCGCTACCTGGGCAAACTGACGACCGGCGGTCTGACGCTGGAGGGCACAAGCAACATCAACAGGCTTGTGGTTGACAATTGTCCAGGTGTGGACTGGCAGACGCTGCACGCAAGGTGCGGAAACGTGAAGTACCTGCGTGTGACCGGCATCGACATGGAAGGCGACGGCAGCTTGCTTGCCTCACTGATGCAGACGGGCGGTGTGGACGAGGAAGGCGGTAACGTGGATTCCTGCCGACTGGTGGGCACATACCGTTTGACCCGTTACGTTGATGATGAGACCTATGCTGCATATACTAAACACTATCCGGAACTGAACATTGAGCAGCCGGAATACACAATGCTGGAGAGTGACGAGAGCGTGGCAGACGATGCAAACCTCTCGAACTTGGATAACGGCACAGGCTACAAGTACGGCAGCGACTACAAGCCAAGCGGCCATGTGGCAGCGATATTGAAGAGCCGCCACAGAGTGCTTGCTAAGGTGACAAAGAAAGCGACCACGAGGAACGTGAACATCGCGAATGTCGATACAGTTGTGAACAATCTGGACGGCGAGATGACTTACATGGAGCTTGACGATAAGGACAGCACCAAGTATGCCGACGGAACCCCTGCCAAACTTGACGGCAGCGAGGGCGACCTGATGATGCACGAGCCTTTCTTCTGGAGCAAGGGTGTGAATGACTTCTTGAACAGCAGGAACTACAGTTGCTACAGCTCGAAGGACAAGGATCACATGCCGGCTGTGCCGAATGTGGACGTGTTGACGCTTGATGACATCAAGGCGGTGCAGGGCGGTTACACTAAAGGCAGGAAAGTGATGAGTGGCAGGGACACGATAGCAAATGCCATGAGTACGGACAACGCTTATTCGGTGTGCGTGGTGGATGTGTCGAAGCACAAGCGTGTCCGTTGGCCGAGTGTGCCAGGCACGAACCTTGTGGGCAGCGCATTTGCCGACGTGAACGGCAATGTGGTGAAGAGCGTCGTGGTGCCAACGCTGGGAAACAGATTTGAGGCTGGTATGTATCTTATCAGCGATGTGCCTGAGGGAGCCAAGACTTTGTACTTCTCTATATTGAACACAGCCGAGTTTGACAAGGTGGTGCTATCCAACAGCAGCAAGATAGAGGATATGGAGCCTGAATGGTTTGCCAACGAGGAGCATCTGTGTGCTGTTGTGGGCAGTTCTGTAGTGGGCAGCAAGCTGCGTGCCTGCATAACCGGCGGCAGCACTACTGCAAGCATGACATGGACGGACTTCCACTATTACAGCGTGCAGAGAGGTATGCAGCAGATAGATGCACTGATGCACTTTCGCATTGCGAACCTTGCATACGCGAAGTATGGCAGGAGGAACATGCAGGAGGTGTGTGGCGCAGGTTCGCATACGAATATGCGTACGACCGGCGGTACGATGTCAAGAGGCATGCAGGACACCATAGGCTATGAGGGCGCAAAGGTAATCAACCCGAATGTGACAAACAGTCTGGTGGATGAGAACAGAGTACACCAATATGCCTGGTATATAGACAAGGACGAGTACGGTGCTGCAAAGGTGACGCAGATGAACAATATCTGCTGCCTTGGCTATGAGGACATCTACGGTCACAAGTATGACATGATGGACGGTGTTGACCTGCCGAACACGAGCGGCAACGAGGGCAAGTGGCGCATTTGGATGCCCGACGGCAGCACGATCATGATAAAGGGCACGACGAATAGTGGTAACTGGATAACGGCGTTGGCTCATGGCAAGCTGATGGCGGTAGTGCCGGTAGGCTCGATGAATGGCTCGTCGAGCACATACTATTCAGACATGTACTGGATAAGCACAGCCACGGGCCGTGTGGTCTATCGCGGGTACAACAATGCGAACGCGAATGGCGGTGTCTCGAATGCGAATGCGAATAACGATGCCTCGAATGCGAATGCGAATGTCGGCTCGCGCCTGGCCTTCCGCGGCAAGATCGTGAGGGCGCAAAGCGTGGCTGCGTATAAGGCGTTGAGCGAGGCTGCGTAACGCGAAGCGCGCAAAGCGGGAGCGAAGCGACAAAACGAAAAGAACGGGGTTCGGATGGTGTCCGGACTCCGTTCTTGCATTATGTGAATACCGGCGTAAGCCGGTCGAAAATATTTTGGGGTGGGGGAGTTCCCCCAGCGGTACGCTTCGTTTTAAGAAAATAGACGGCTCGTTCTGGAATGGCGAAACGTTTCGTTTTGCGGATTATACAGGCAATCCTTCTTCTAAACAACATACAAAGATTAAGGGGATATTGATTAAGCCTAAGTTTCGCAAACCCAATAAGCGTAAAGTATTGTTTGGAATCATTGGTGTTGTGGTTGTAGCGATAATTGCTGCCGCAGCTTCGTTCTTCCTTTTGTGGGGGAAAGCATAATTCTCCGGACGTTTCAAGTGTGGATGGTGTCAAGGTGAATATACATACCGAACATAAATAGTTAATAACAAATC